CTACTTTTCGGCCCCCTCAAGCTTCTCCAGCAGCGCCTCGTAATCCACTTCCAGCGTCTGCCAGTAGGCCACCTTGGCCGCGCTGACGAGGTGCACCGGGCCGTCGTCCTTCTCGGTTCGGTGCGTGGTGAGAACGTGGGTGATCTTGTCACCCTGGATTGCGTGGATTTCCATCATGCGCCCTTTGTTTGAAGGTGAAAAGTCATGGTAGTATGGTTCTTTCGATTGGAGATATATGAAAGAGATCCCACTGTCGCGAGGCCTCGTTGCTTATGTTGATGACGAAGATTACGATCTTGTCTCAGCATTTAAATGGCATGCTCATATCGATGGATATGCGGTTCGGAATACCCCGAGAGATGGCGGCGGAAGAACCCTGATCCTTATGCACCGCGCTATCCTCGGGCTCGAATCCGGCAGGGGTGTGTTTGTAGACCATGTGAATATGAACCGCGCCGACAATAGACGATGTAACTTGCGCCCGTGCAACCGGTCAGACAACGGAGCAAATCGACACATGCTAAAAAACAATACGTCAGGCTACAAAGGCGTAAGCTGGCATAAGCATTCCGGGAAATACATTGCAAAAATAAGGAAGAACGGAGTCGTGAAGTCACTGGGATATTTCCATGATCCACTGGCTGCATCGCATGCTTACCTCGCGGCGGCCAGTGAAATACATGGTGCGTTTTCGCGTGATGCTTAAGCAACACCTCGAATTTTTTCCACAGTTCTCAATCCACCAAGCCCCAGCAGGCCCATCAGCACGGTGGACATTTCCGTGAAATCCAGCACCGGCAGCGTGATTGGGTGCCCGAACGCGGTCAGCGCGAAGGCGGCAGCCGGCGCCAAGATGAACTTGTAGGCGAACGCGAAGCCGCACACCCACATGATGAACGGGCGCGGGCCAGCGACGAACAGCGACGTGCTGGACGCCTCGGCCTGATTAATGGCCAGCTGGCCCTTGGCGATGTCCAGGCTGGCCGACAGTTGCGCCAGCTCGCCGGTTTGCTGCAGCCGGATCAGTTCGAGCTTGGCGGTGGCCGCTTGCGACGGGTCCGGGAACAGGCGGTCGATGACCTTGCCGCCGATGTCGAGCATTGCTGTTACGGGATCGAGCGCCATCACAAAACTCCTTCACGCATGATTTTGGCGAGGCGCACCGCGCGCGCGCCGACTTGTTTTGCCCACAGGCTGTCGAGCATTTCTGTCGCGGCCATGTCGTAGCGACCGGCCTGGAGCGCGGCCAGGAACTGCTTGAAGCCGGCCAGGCGCGGCCAGCCAAGGTTGAAGCACATGTTCAGCAGGGCATTGCCGCGCGCATCGTTCAGCGACTTCCACCACGGCGCGTTGCGGTCGAGCTCGTCGACGCACAGGTCAATGTCCTCGTCGAGCATGAACTGGATCAGCGCGGGCGACATCGGGCGGTCGGAGAAGTTGCGGCCGACGCCACCGGTCCATTTCGGCGGCGTGGCGGTGTCCAGGTACAGCTTGTTGCGCACGCCTTCGTCAATACGAAGCTGCGCGGAGAGGGCAACGCGGTTCATTTGCGCGCCCCCTCAAGTGCGGTCAGTCGGATCGAAATCGTGTCGGTGACGCGCTCGGTGGCGTACATGCGGTCGCGCATCGTGTCGAGCCGCACGTCGCGATCGTCGAAACGCTTCTCGAGTTTCATGTTGGCGGCAATCAGGGTGTCGAGCTTGCCCGATTGAGTGGATGCGTTCCAGCCGAGTGTGGCCATGAACAGCAGGGCGGTGGCGGCGCCGGAAATAAGCCAGGGGAGCGTCAATTTGAGATCAACAATACGTGGTTGTGGTGTAGGCATTTGTCACTTTCAGGTGGACGAAAAAAAGGCCGGTCTATCGCCGGCCATGGGTATTACGCGTTGTTGCTCCACTCAAGGAGCGAGTTAATGCCTGTTTGGGTGACGGTGTGCCCCGTGTTGTCGGTCACCACGCATTGCAAAACAGCGGATGCTGATCCGTTGGAGTTGCGACTGTATGCCCGGGAAACTGAGCAACCGGCGACCGTTGAACCAGACAGCGTGCACGTGTTCGGGTTGCTGGTGAACGACCATGCGTACGTGTAGCCGCCCGAACCTCCGGTCACCGACACATACGGGCTGCAAGTAGCGGTACCCGCAACAGCCGATGAGTCGTACTGCCCGTAACCATCGACTCCAGTCACGGTCATCGGCGTGTACGTGCTGGACCAGCTGAGCGCCGCTGTGATGCTGGTCTTGGTCACGACGTGCCCGGTGCTGTCGGTGACGGCGCATTGCAGCGTGGCGCTGGCCGAACCGTTGGCATTCAGGCCGTAGGTCGTTGTGACCGCACAGGTTGCGCCGGTTGAGCTGCTCAGTACGCACGCAAACGGGTTGTAGGTGAACGACCACTGGTACGTGTACCCGCCGGATCCATTCACCACAGACACGGAAGGGTTGCACGTCACGGAGCCGCCGGCGGTTGTCGAGTCGCCTGCGCTTGACCCGTTGGCGCTCGATACCGTCATCGGTGTGTACGTCGTGTACCAGCTCAGCGCCGCGCTGATCCCCGTCTTCGTGACGCTGTGGCCGGTGTTGTCGCTGACAGTGCACTGCAGCGTTGCCGCGGCTGACCCCGCCTCATTCTGCGCATAGGCGTGTGAAACCGAGCAGGTCGCGCTGGTCGCGTTACCCAGCGTGCTGCCGCCTGGATTGCTGGTGAATGCCCACAGGTACGTGAACCCACCCGAGCCGCCCGCCACCGACACGGACGGATAGCACGTGGCAGCACCGGCGCCGCTGATCGTGTCTGCGGCATTGGACCCGTTGAAGCTTGAAACGGTCATTGGTGTGTATGAACTCTTGCCGCGCAAGCTGCCGAGGCTAATCGGGCCGGATGGGATGCCAGCCAGGGCTCGCACGTCGGCATCGCCCAAGCTGATTATTTGCGGCCTACCGACGTTGACCAGCCGAAGCTCGTTACGCACATCGGCGAGGGAAATATTTCCAGTGGTCGGAATCATGTCGTCTGTGTCACGTTGATGGTTTCAAACCCGGCGCTGGTGAATTTGCCCACCTGAACGCCGCCCACGGAAATGCCCAACTGACCGGGGCCGATGCGATAGAAGCCCATTCCGGCCTCATCTGCAAAGCCAAATGCAGGTGTTGCCGCGGTGCCGTTGGCAACGGTCGAGCCTGCCGCATTTGCGCGCCCGGCCTGCGATGTCGTACCGTTGTTGTCCACCGCAAAAATTGTTGCTGTTGCCTGCGCGTTCTGCAGTCGGAAAAATCCGCCAGGTCCCATACTCAAGTAGATGTTGTCATCAGCTGAATAAACGAATACCTGCCGCAGATTCCCCGCGCTGTCCTTGAAAAAGAGCCCGGTGTTGTTCGCCATGCGCAGGTTGCCGGTCATCTGGCCGCCGGCCAATGGCAGCGCGCCAAGTGCTGTCAAGGCTGCCGCCGCTGTAACCGACCCTGTGCCGCCCTGCGCGATCGTCACCGCCGTGGAGTCCGAAAGTACCGTCCCCGAAGAAGGGAAGCGCAGCCCGAAACGGTTGTAGCTGATGCAGTGCCAATTTCCGTTGCCAAGGCTCTTGAACAGCGCTGCATCGCCCGGGGTCGTGATGATGTTCGCGCCGCCGGGGAGCGCCAGGCTGACGCCATTGTGCGTAAGCACCGACGTGCCGCCGAATACCACCCAGCGCAACGTGCCCTCTGCATAATTGTCGAATGCTGTGATCGTGGCGCTGCCAGAGATATAGATATTCTGCGACGCCGCAAACCCGATATTTACCGTCGGGGCTGATGCGAGGACGACCGTGGGACCGAGAACCTGGTCGTAGATATTGCGGATGAACGCGGCATGCGCGCGGATGTAGTCGTCGATCGTGCCCTTGACCGATTCAGTGCCCGCCGGGCTGTTGGTCGCCGGGACGCTGGTCAAGTCCAAAATGGTGGATGGGACTGGCATTATGTTACCCTTTAGGAAATGAAAAGGCCTGCACGTGGCAGGCCCTTGGGGGAATAGTGGATCTGGAAAATTTCATGTGGTACAAGGCCGGCGCCATGCTGGCCGTCGCCTTCGCCTACAATTTCATCGTCGGTTTTACTTCCGGTCCTGAGTCGCCGCAGGAGCCAGGCGAGGAAGCGACTGGATCGACCGCTGGCCAAGGAACCGGTCCAAGGCTGACGGACCTGAACTAGAGTTCAACCGCTTCAGCGCCGCGCGCGCCAGCTCAGGGTCGAGCATCATGTCGGCCAACTGGTTCCGGATCGCCGCATTTGGCCCGCTGTATGCGAGCTTGCCAACCTGCCCTGCGACACCCCCAATCTTCCCGATGGCCAGCGCGCCCAGCTTGCCGGGCAACGCCTCTCCCAGGATGTTATCGGTAGCGATGTTCTGGAACGTGTTGGAACCAGCCGACTTCCCAAGCGACAAATTATTTTGGCGCAACAGGTCGGCATGGATCGCTTCCAACTTCTTCAATTGCTCTGCTGTGACCGATTTCGCAGGGTGGATGCCTGGCGCCCCGCGCAGCCGCTCGATTGCCTCCAGCGCGTTCTTTGTCTTGGAGAGCGTCATATTGCCCGTGGCATCGGTCACGCGCATGCCTTGCAAATGTTCCATGGCATTGACCGGCTGACTCATGGCCGCGTAGGTCGCGCGCGCCTCGGCATACTCGGGGCTCATCTTCTCCATAACGTTGAGCAGCTTCGCCTGCGTGGCCTCCAGCGCCTTTGCGTGCCCGCCTTGGCCCTTGAGTACCGCTTCGTTGATCATGTCATCAAGTGCGGTTTTTGTGTCGTGAAGGCCGCGCATGCTGCCGTTCATGTACGGCTTTTCGCCGCGCTCGATAGCCCACTCCTGCGCTTTCCTGGTCGCCGTGTTGATCGAGGGGCGTTTCAAAAGCTGCGTAACAAGGCCCTTCATGTAGGGCGTTGTCGCCTCTGGCACGCGATCCAGCGCGGCATCGTAAAGCTCTTTGCCGGCCTGCGACCGTGATGCCCTGTAAAACTCAAGTTGCGCGGCGTCACCGGCCAGGTCATCAAATGCCGCCGTGCGCGCGGCTGCATTGCCTTTCTCGCGCAGCGCAAAGCCGTTCGGGTTGACATCGCGCGCCACCCGCTGCAAGCCGGCGATGCCAGCGTTACCTGTCGATTCTGCCAGGGTAGGCAGCGAACCGGGAACCAGCTCCGCAGCGTTGATTTCCATCGGCCCGCCAGCGCCAAACTTGTCGATCACCTTGGCGGCAATGTTGCTCTGGCCGGCTGCCGTGAACGGCTGCACCAGCGCTTTACCAGTGCGGCCAGCGTAACGCGCGACCTTACCGACGCCGACAAGCGCCGGGGGCAGCGCGCCGCCGATCAGTGCCGACGTGCCGGCCTGGTCGGGATTGATCAGTGCACCAGTTGCGCCGCCGTTGATCGCACCACCGGCCATGCGCGTGGCCATGTCTGCCGCGCGTGCACCGATCGGCGCAGTCTTGGCCAGGCCGGCGCCGGTGCGCATGCCGCCCGAGGCAATGGCAGTTCCCAGCGCATCCAGCTTCGGCGCGGCAGCAGCCAGCCGGGGCAGGGAAGCAAGCGCCTTCACGCCGCCGCCAATGGCGCCACCAGCCGGCGCCGTGGCCAGAATTTCGCCAGCGGTTTCGCCAGCGAGCGCGGTCATCGGGTTGGCCGCTTTGTACGGTGCCAGCTCGTCAACCAATCCGGACTTGGCGCCGCCTACCGTGTCCTGCACCCACTTACCGGCGCGGCCCAGTGCTGACGCTGGCTTATCGCCGCTGACAAGGCTGGAAATGGACGGGGCGCCAGAGGTAAGGTCGCCAAGCGCTGAAAGGCCTTTGCCAAGCAGCTTCGGGCCGGTGAGTGCGATGTTCTGCACGCCTTTGGCCAACGAGCCGGCGAACGTCATGCCGTAGCCGGGCTCGCCCTTTTTCGCCTGCGCAGCTTCTGCCTCGGCGCGCGCGCGGAACTCAAATTCTTCTTGTTCGCTCATTTTCCTTGGCTCCGTTTCCACGCCTGGTAGCGCGCTTCTTTTTCAGCGTCCGAATATTGCCCGGTCACCTTCGGCAGGTCTTTTACGTCCTTGACGGGCGTTGTTGCTGCCCCGATGACCTTGCGCGCCGCCGGCGACAACATGACTTCATCGAAGTCTTTTTTCTTCGTCGTGCGCTCGTACGTGCGCCGCGCTTCCGTCAGGCGGCCGCCGAACAGTTCCTGCATCGTGTGCGTGGCGCCAATAATTTGGTCCGGCGAACCGTTCGGGTTGAGCGCCTTGATCGCTTCATCGCGTTCGTGGCCGGTGCCGCCGGCGCCGATGACTGCCTTCGACACTTCCGGCGCCACCATGATCAGCGCAGCATTCAGGTTGGTCGGTGCCGCCGATCCGAACTGTGCGCCGAGCGCCCGCGCCGCCTGGTTGAACACGCGCATGTCGCCGCTTTTCTGTGCAGCGGCCAGAGTGCGAATCGTTTCCAAGTGATTGAGCGCTGTGTTGGCCGCCTGCACGCCTTGCCCGTCCTTGCCGGTAGCGAACGACCGGCCGGCGGCGCCCTGCGTGGCCACTTCGTTCTTGTTGCCCAGCTGGTCGCGGCGCTGCTGCTCTGGGTCGACGCCTGACTTCATTTCAGCGGCCCGGTTCAGGATTGCCGAGCGCCCGGCCGCGGCATTCTTGCCCATGCCCATCGGCGGCAGCGTGCCGTCGAAGTTGTAGCGCGCCGCAGCGTTGTCGATGGCGCCGGTACTGATTGGCGCCTGGTCGCCGGCCGCCGCCGTGGCCGCCGTCATATTCTGACCACGCCGCGCCGTCTCCGCACTCAGGGATGCGTCGGGGCTGACGCTGTTCTTGATCGTGTTGACCGGCTTGCCCGTGAACGGGTCTAGTGCCACGGTCGCGCCGCCGGTGTTCTGGAACGACAGCTTTTCCTGGTCGGGCGAGAAGCCGTCAACGATTTTCGTTGTGCCGTCCTCGAACACGTTGGCCATGACGCGTCGGCCGTCGATCGTCAGCACGCGTTGCTCTTTGATCTTCGGCTTCATCTTCTCGGCAATGTCGTAATACTGCTTGGCGGCCGCAGGCTTTCCGGCCTGCGTCAGGCGGTCGCCGTACATCATGTACGTCTCGTACTGGCTCTGCGCTGCCGGCGCCTGCTGTGGTGCGCTGGCCTGCTCCTGCGGCGCTGGTGCAGCCGCAGCGCCGGCATTGAACGACGGGGCTGGCGCCGCACCGATCTGCGGCAGCGCCGACACCGGCTTCACGCCACCGGGAACGCCGGCACTGATCGGACCCTTGCCAGCCAGGATGGCGGCCAGTTGCGCTGGCTCGTCCATCGCGCTTTGCAGTTTCTGGTTCTCGAGCCCGGTTTGCTTCAACTGCGCATCGCGCAACTGCTGCTGCCCCTGCTGCGCCAGCGCGCCGTTGTAGCCGCCCGCGCCGGCCAGCAGGCCCTGGCCCAAGCTCTCGCCAAGGTTGCCGCGTGCATTGAGCATCGTGGCGCCGAGAGCCAGCAGGCCCTGACGCGCTGCCGCGTTTTTGTTAGGGTCATCCGGAAGCCAGTTCGGCAGGTATTGATCGAGCAATCCCATGTGATCCCCTTAAAATTGTTTGCGCAGGCGCTGTTGTGCGATAGCGCGAAGCATGCCGCCAGCGTTGCCGCCCGACTGCATCAGCGGCGATTGCTGCGGCGCACTGGTGGCCGGCGCTGCGATCTGCGGCGCTTCACCCTGGAATACCGGGCGTCCTTGCGGTGCGCGCTGCTGCGGCTGGCCGCCGCCCATGGCGCCACTCACCGAACTGTAGGCCGATGCCGCTTTGCTGGCATCCTTGGCATAGCCGCCAGCCTGGGCCAGCATGCCGGGTGCTTCGCCCGCCGCCGCCGTGGACTCGGCCAGCGCTGCTGGGCTGCCGTATGCCATGCTTGTGCCGCCCAGCACGCCATCGAGCGGCGCTGCGGCGGCCCAGGGCGCAGCAACAGGCGGCGTGACGAACATGCCGACGCCTGGCGCTGCGGCGCTCCCTGCCAGCATGCCACCCTCTGCTGCGCCAGCTGCAAGGCCTGCCTCAGCGCCGAGCATCCCTGCACCGGCTGCCCCTGCGCCGGCCGCGCCAGCGCCAAGTGCACCGGCACCCAACGCGCCAGCACCTGCTGCGCCAGCGGCGCCAGCTGCCGCTGCTGTTCCTGCTGCCGCCGCCGGCGCTGCCGCCGCACTACCTGCAATCGCTGATGCCAGCGCTGCTTCTTCGATTCCGCTCATCTTGATCCCTTTTATTTGCCAAACAGGCTGTAGAGTGCTGCCGCGCCGCCGGCCGCTTGGCCCACCGCGCTGGCCCCAGGTGCCGACGTGCTGACGGTCGACCCGCCGCCCACCGCGCCGCGGATGCTGTTGCCCAGCACGTCGAGCGACTTGTACGGCGCTGCGGCCTGCTCGTTGAACAGGTTCTGCTGGTCGGTAAGCTGCTGCTGCGTGGCGCCGTACTGCGTGTCGCCGGCTGCCGACAGCGCCGCAGCGTCGGTGTAGGCCTGGTTGCCGTACTGGAGTGCCAGGGGAAGGCCGGCCATCTGGTTCGCGCGCTCAGCCTGGAATGCAGTCTGGTTGCGGCTGAGTCCGGCATCGGCCAGGCCCGCGTTCGTTTGCCAGGCAGCCTGGTTGCGTGCCAGTCCGTTTTCAGCAAGGCCGGCATTCGAGTTCCAGTTGGCCTGATCGCGCGCGAGGCTGGTGTCGGTCAGCCCGGCATTGGTCTGCCAGGCAGCTTGATTGCGCGCCAGGCCGCTTTCGTCCAGGCTGGCGTTGGTGTTCCAGTTCGCCTGGTTCCGGTTCAGGCTCGCGTCAGCAAGGCCAGCGTTGGTCTGCCAGTTCGCTTGGTCGCGGCCCAGCGCGCTTTCGGCTAGGTTGGCGCTCTGGTTGTAATTCTGCATGCGCAAGCTGCTTGCCGAGGTGGACAAGCTGTCGGCCAGGTTCTTCGAGTTGCCATTCTGCGCCTGCTGCCACGCTGACCCGCCGAACGCGCCAGAGCGCGCCATCGTCGCATCGGTGTTGTTCACGGCGCCGGTGTAGTTGCGCGTGATGTCGCCGGCCGCTTTGTCGATCGTGCTTTGCAGATACGGGTTGTCGCCCATGTAGGCATTCGTCCCGGTCGGCTGCGCGCCCTGGTACGTGTTTGCCGTGGACGGCGCCGCGCCCTGATAAGCATTCTTCGCTGTTGGCTGGCCATTGACGAACGAATTTTGCGTCGAAGGCGCAGCGCCCTGGTACTGGTTCGCGCCGGTAGGCTGGGCGCCCTGGTAAGCGTTGGTGCCAGTGTCACGGCCCAAGTACTGCCCGCCCAGCGTGCCTTGCAGGGCCGCGCTGCCAGCGTTGACTTCGGCCGATCCGTTCGTGGCCCGGTTCGTCGCCATGGCCATGCCTTGTTGCTGCGTGGCGTTCAGGTCAGCCGAGCGCTGCCCGGTGTAGACCGGCATATCCTGCTGCGACAGTGCCGCGCCGCGGTCGAGCAGTTGCGTTGCGTAGGGTTGCGCCCATTTGGGCAATTCGGTCGTGGTCTGGCTGGTGGTGCTTGATGGGGGGCTGCTGCTCATGGTTGCTCCAGTAAGGAATATTCGTATTGGACCTGTTTAGGCTTGAAACCGAGCCGGCGCGCGGCTGCGGCCCACTCTTCGCGCGCCGACATGAAGCTGATGCGGGTTGCCTTGCAATTGCGTGCAATATCTTTGATTTGCGGGAAATACGTGCGCATCAGCGGGGTGCTGGTCGCTGAATACGCGCACCAGATTTCGACCTTGGAGCCGTGGAACGTTGGCACCAACCGCATCACCACAAAGCCTTGATACGTGCCTGCGTCGTCCTGCCCGATGTACAGCGAGGCCGCGCCATTGCGCAGAGCCATGTAAACGTCTTCCGGAAGCCAGTCGTCGGTCGTCATTGCCTGCACTTCGGCCAGGCCAGCGCGCACACGTTCCCATACCGGGGCGAGGCCGGCAGGATCGATAAGTTGTAGCATCAGTTCCCCGTCAAAAAGCGTTGCTGCACAAAGGTCAGCGGAGCCGCAACGCAGATCCAGCCGGCCAGCACATACTTGGCGCCAGCGGTGCCCAGCTCGGCCGGCGCGCTGTTGCGCACGAAGTCGCCCGGCGTGTAGACGCCCGTTATCGGCGGCGCCGAAGATGCATTGGTTGCGGCCCGAATCGCCCCCTCTGAAAGAGCGTTGACCTGGTTGGCCGTGTCGCGGTTCAGGTCGTACAGCCGTTTCACCAGGCCGGGGATATCGCCGCCTTGCGGCAGGCGAGCATCAGTTGTCAGGCGCGTCATTCGAAGCCATCCGGGGTGAGTGCCGGCGTGAAGCCGACGATTTCAAAATCGCCTGTCAGGTCAACATGCAGCCGGTGATACCGCCCCGATGCCAGCGGGTCGTAATGGCTGCCGGCCAGCGTGTTGCTGCCCCGGTTTTCCAGCGGGTCGCCGTCGAAGTGGCTGGTGTAATGGATCATGCTCGACGCGATCGGCCGCACGATGAAGCGCGGCGTCACGCGGGTAAGCGTCGTGTACTGCTCGTCGTCGCCAAAATCGCCCGTGGTGAAGAAGGCAGCAACGCACGGCCCGGTGAGCGTCATGATCTTGTGCGTCAACCCGACAACGCCCATCGACACCGCGCTGGTATCAAATGCCGGCGAATCGAACGGTAGGTCCGGCAGCGTGTCATACGTCACCGACGCGTCGAACGGGAAATTGTCGTAGTTCGTGTCGGCGCCCTGGTACTGGAACACGGTTTCGACCGGGAGCGTTGCGCACCCCCAGCGGCCATTCGACAGGTTGTACACCAGCGCGTCGGTCAGCACGCCAGCCGATCCAGGCGTCGGGTAGAACCACCAGCACAGATTTTTCGCCGGGTTAAAGTGGGACCGGATGCGGTACAGGTACGTCGCGTCCGAGTGCGAGAAAAACCATTCCTTCGGCGCGCCGGTGATCGGGATCGGGCGCGAGCCGTCGAAAATCCAGAAGTCGTCTTTGCCGATGAACAGGTGCGCGGTTCCGGTGTCGATCACGCATTCGTTGCTCACGGCGCCCACGTTCGGCGCGATCATATCCCATTGCCAGATCACCGGCGGGCCCACGTAGGTGCCCAGGTACATGGACGTTTCCTTGTACACGACCACGCCCTTGCCGAAGTTCTTTGCCGCGCGGATGCCGCCTGGCGAGTCGTACAGGTAGCCGAATGCTGCCTGCGTCGACGCGCCCGGCGTCCAGGTCACATAGTCGTACAAGCCCGAGCATGCCCACGCATCAGGCCGCGCACCGCCAACGTACGTTGCGTCCAGGTCGAACGCCAGCACGAAGCCGGCGGCCACGCAGATGATGCGCGCTTTCGGCGCCTGGGCGATGTCGGCAAACGGCGAGCCCGAGCCGGTCGACACCTGAATCACCTCGGTCTGGTTGCAGGCCAGCGATGCGTTGCCGAACTGCGCGAAGCACCAGCGGTTTTCAATACCGCCCGAGTAGGAGCCGGCGCGCGACTGGTCAACGAATGCGGTGCCCGACAATTCATACAGCTTCGTTTGCGTGCCGAGGATCACGCGGTTGATCTTGTCCAGGCGCGTCAGCACCGCGGCGCCGCGGCATTCCGATGGCAGCGCGTTGACGCCCGGATCTCGGTACGTCGGCGCGCCCGCCATGCCGCGCAAGGTCGGGATCATGTTCGAGCAGTTGATCAGCGCGCCGGGGGTGGTGCTGTCGGCGTCCGGCGTGAAGCCAGCCAGCGGGATCAACGCGCGCTCCCGATGGCCAGGGACGAGCCGCTGTAGCGCGCGGTCATGTCGGCGTCGATCAGCCCGCTCACGGCTGCAGCGTACATACGCGTGGCCATTGGAATGCGCGCGTCGTCCTTCAGGTGCGCGTACGCCTCGATCAGCGCCGAATACAGGTAGATCGACGGGTGATTGTCGAGCAACCAGTTGGTGTCCGACTCCTCCACCAGCGCCGGGAATCGCTTGTAGTAGCTGAACGAGAACGCCGTCGGCTCGCCGCCCTCGATGGCAATGCCGCCGTCCTGCAAGGTGTAATAGCGCGGGTATGGCGCCGGGCACAGGCTGGCGAACACTTCCGGCGTCACGTAAGTGAGCGCCTTCGGGCACGTTGGCACGGTCAGGCGCGACATTTCCAGGTAGCCGATCGGCAGCGTGGCCAGGGTGTCGGTTTCCACCGCAATCATCTGCTGGATGCGCATCGGCGCCACGCTCACATCGATGTCGCGAAAGCCGCGGTAAATGCGCGACTCGGCCAGCGTGATGAAGTCGGGGATGATCCCGGTCAGGTTCGTGCGGCCCAGGCGGTTGGCGATGGCCGATTTCAGGCGGCCGTAGGTCATGCCGCTGACCGGCACGACCGGCGCGACAATCGGGTAGTCGATGATGATGGTCATGGTTGCCTTTAATTAATGGCTTTGCGTTGGACTACTGCCCAGTTGTAGAGCGTTTCGCCGTACAGGCCGGTGGCCGGCGCCTGGTCGCGCAGATTGCCGCGCGGCCCGGTCAATGGCCCACCGCCGTTTCCAGCCGTGCCGATATCCGCGTATCCGATGGTCTGCGCGGTGCCGGTTGGGACATCGGAAAGCGTCAGCGTCACTTGCGCGGCGCCGGTGATGGTGGCCCCGGTAACCGTGACGCTGTTGCCTCCCGCCTGGAAGAAGCGATACCCCTTGTTGCCGGGGTCAGATACCAGCGTGGTATCGAACACCAGTGATCCGCTTGGCACACGGTAGGTCAGAATGACTGAGGTGCCAGAGCGAACCGCCGACGTGATATGCAGTGGAAGCCACGCCTCGCCCAGCACCAACACGCGGCGCGCGATCTCGCCCTGATAGGCGCCCAGCCATGCGGAGCTGTCGGCAGTCAGGTGCGTTCCGTCGCCGACTGTTTGCAGCATGTACTTAGGGCCAACAAGGTAGAACTTGCCGGGGTAGTCAATCGCGGCTTGCAACTGCGCAAACGGGACTTCGCTTTCTGCAATGGTGTAGCTGGTCCAGTTGTGCAGCTGGTCGATGAAAACAGGGAATTGGCCTGCGCCGCGGTCAATGGCGCGCACATCCGTGGTCAATGCCGCCTGAAGCGCGACAAGTTTGGTCAGATAGGTAGATTGCACATCGGATCGGTCAGCTTCTCCTTGTGTGAACCACATTGCGCCTGCTCGGTGTGATAGTCCATTTCGACGCGCCAGGACGCGGGTTCGCGCGATGGTGGCAAGCAGGTTGGCGTATGGAACAGTGCCATACGAAAGCGCCGCAATCGTCATGCCACCAATGGAATGGTTCGACACTGCCACGGCCACTTGGCTTGGCAGTGCGTTGATGTCCGTGAGCTTGTAAGCGGCGGCACTCGATGGCGTTTCTCCGTTACCGCCCACCGTCTGCTCAAGCAGGTTTACCAGCTTTTTCAGTTGCGTTCCGGTGACAGCAATAGACTGCGACGAGCCTGTTTGCGCACCAAGGGGGCGAACGCCGGCGATTGGCATCAGCGCACGTCCAGCACGCACGGCTGTGGTCGTCTTTGCCGCGTTCCCGGACCCGGCCCCAAGGCTCTGCCCATACGAAATAAAGTGAACCAGATCCTCCACCGAATCGGCGGCGCTGGTCGTATCGGAATCATCGATTTCAATAAATACCATCTGCCCACCGCCGAGCGCCCAGGATGCCCCGGAAACGCTTTGGATATACGGGCGCAAGGTCCACTGACCCTGTGAATCGGTACGCCTCTGATCGACGGCAAGCTCACCGACAAATGCGGCTGATCCGTGGATTCGCAGCGATGCGTTTGAGGCGCCTCCAACGCAAATCTTTTGCGTTTGCGTGAAAATGGAATAAGCGCTGCCGGTGTAATACTTCAGGTCAATGACCGTGTTAATCAGCGTGTCTGCGGCCTCCGCTGTAACTTCAACGTACAAGCTGCAAAACACCAGCAGGCGCGACGTTGGCGACAACGGGTACACGTTCAATGGCGTAGATGCAGCAATTGCCGATGACCCGCTGTCCGTGCTGGTTCCGCTAAGCGGCCCTGAAACTGGGAGCGAGCCGAATTGCAAAATACGCCCGCCTGGTGGGATCGTCGCCGCAATCTGCTGCGACACATTCAGCGGTGAAGAAATGGTTACTGCCGACATCGCATCCTTGGCAATGTCACGCGTGGCCTTCTGCGTGGCCGTGGTGAGCTGCGCGGACGTTACGGTGTCGCCGGGCGTACTCAGCGCGATCTGGCCAGGTACAGCAAACGTGGAGCCGCTCGCAGTCACCGTGCGCGTGTAATTGCCATTGGCTGCACTGAACAGTGCGATGCCATCGGTGCTGGTCGTCACCGGGTTGGCAATGCTGGTCACGCCATCGGCCGCAAACAGGCTGGCCAGCGAGCCATCGAGGTTGTAAACGCTGACCTGCGCGCCCGCGATGGCGTTACCCTTTTTGTCGGTGACTGGCTCGGCGTATTGCTGCATGTGGTGTCCTTGTGTGTTCGGTGATCAGGGGCTAGATGCGGCCCTCGTAGATGCGGCATTTGCTGTGCTCGGCCAGGAAGCGGTCGAGCATCTTGTTGTCGTTCGCGACGACCTCCCAGGTGGTCCCGCGCTCGACGGCCCAGGCGTTCAGCAGGTCGATGGGGATGGAAGCTGCGAAGTGATCGCCGCCGTGCGTCTTGGTCGCGCCCGCGCTGCGCAATTGCTCATTGCGGCGCAGGGCTGCGGAAACGTCGGTTGATTGCAAAATGACGCCATCGCCATCGGCGGTTGTGTCGATCGACAATTGGCTGTGCTGGTCGGCGTCAACGATGTGTTTCATGGGTATCCGGTAAAGAAAAAGGGCGCCCCGTAGAGCGCCCTTCTGGTTGAACAACTTGGCCTGTTAGACGACGGCCAAGTCGAGCACGGCGCCGTGCGCCTTCGGGTTGTAGTCGCGCAGGGTGAATTCAGCGTTCACCATCACGTCCTTGGTGTCGCCGGTCACGCCCAGCGGGGTGTCCTTCATCTGGCGCAGCATTGCCAGTTCCAGGAACTCCGGGTTGATGAACGCGACTTCGCGCTGGCGCATATGGCGCGCGTTGACCGTCTTCACGCGGCCGAACGGGCCGATGTAGATTTCGAGGGTTGCGGTCAGCGATTTGTCTTCCGACTTGTCGAAGCGCGTGGTGCCGGCCAGGAAGGCGTCGAACACGGTGCGCTGGCTCGACGGGATCAGGCCGTACATCGTTTCCATGTCGGCGCCGTTGTCGAACAGGCTTTGCAGCACGGTCTTCATCAGCGTTTCGGTGAAAGCGCGCGCGGTGCCATCGACGGCAGCCGTGTTGGTCAGCGGATTGGCAGCAACGCCACCAGCGCCCATCGACACGTTGTCGCTCATGAAGCCGAACAGGCCGCGTGCCTGTGGCGCCACGCCGGCCGATGCGGCAATCGAGGTCGTGTTCTGCAAGCAGGCGTATTCGATGTCCTTTTTCAGTTCGACCATCGTTTTGGCGAGCTGCTTGTTGTACTCCGAGCGGTTGCCGGCTTTCTCGACGACTTCCTGGGTGCCGGTGACGCCGAACACGTCTTCGACGATCTGCGTGCGGTTGCCGTAGCGCAGTGGGGCGGTGCGCACGGTGCGGGTCGCAGCGTTACCCTGCTCGACCTTGTTGGCCTTGGCGGCGCGGTATGCGTCGGTCGACCATTCGTCGAACACGCCATCGGCTTTGCCCTTGCCGATCAGCTTGACGAACGGGGTGTCCTTGACGGAGATATTCCAGATTTTGGCCATCAACTGCTCACGGTTGACCGTGCCGTTGAAGGTTGCGAAGGTATTGGCGATTTGGGCCATGATGTTTCCTTAAATTTAACGTTTGGACATCCCGAGCAGGGCGGCAAAGTCTTTGACACTGCCGCTCCGATCGAGCTGTTTGGCTTGTTTTTCGATGTTCAGTTGCGCAGCCGGCTTGGAGGCCGGCGCCGGCTTGTTCGCCTTGGTAGGCAATGCCGATACCGCCTTGATGGCCGTCTGCTTGGTGGCTTGCGCCTTGTCGTACTGCGCGGCCTTCCACAGGACTTCCAACGAGCGCTTGTCAGCGACGTTGGCCAGCTCATCCGCGCTGAATCCGGTCTTGAGGCCGTATTCGCGCAGCTCGGCTACGTGTTCCTTGCCGAAGCCCGGAACCACTTTCGCCATGTGATCAGCCGCTTCCTGCGATGCTTGCGCGAAGGACTGCTTCTGCGCCGCTTGCAGGGATTGCTGTTTCTGGCCGATGGCCGCCACCATGTCGGCGCGTTGCGCTTTCAAGGCGGTGAAATCAGCCTGGTGCACGCTGTAGCTCATGGGATCGTCGTTGCGCAACGCCGTCCAATCCACCTTCGCGTACTCGCCCAGGGTTGCATCGAGGTTCGTCAGCGCGCCGAGTTCCCGGCTGTACTGCGTGACCTCCGCGGCCTGCTTGGCCACGTGCTGATTCCACTCCTGACGCTCGACGGCGAGCTTTTGGGCCTTCTGCGTGTAATCCTGTTGCCGCAGATAGCCGTTCTTGGCTTCGTCCTTCGATACCTTGACCTTTTCGCCGTTGATTTCCAGCTCAAGAAACGCTTCGTCCGATTCCTTTTCAGGTTGTTCGTCCGGATCGGCTTCGGGCTCGCCTTCGGCTTCTTCAGCCTCTTGCTCGCCTTCAGGTGGATCGGTTTCTTCGCTGTTTTCCTGCGCGTCGTCGGTGCTTTGCGGGTCCGTTTCCGGTTGTCCGTTATCATCATCGCCGCCCAGCATCGATGCGAAACTGTCAGTGGTCAGTGCTTGGCCTTCTTCGTCCATGTAAAAATCTCCGTGAGGTGTGAGTTCAGAAATGGAAAAGGCCACCTCTATGGGTGGCCTCTTCTGATTGTTCCTAACTCTCCGGGCAGCGTTCAAGGGCACGCTGCCGGCCCGAATTCTTTACAGGGTGCTGCCGTCCGACAGGAGGGCTTGCAGCGTGTCGCCGCGCACCAGGCGAATGCCGGCGTACTTGCCGACGTGGATAGCGCCCTGCACCGCGTCAGGGTGCGTGATCTGGCACACAGCCAGCGGCTGGGCCTGCTCTTCGATGCGCGCGGCGTACACGGCCAGCGTCTCGGTGGGTGCCACTTCTGGCACTTTTGCTGCTTTCTCACGCATACAATTTCCCTTTCGCGGCTTCCCGCTTGATTTCCATGTTCTCGCGCATGTGCAGCTCCTGCCGCGCGATCGTTGCGCCGGCTACCCGGCTTTCGAAGATGGCCGCGAACTGGTCGGCGGCCCACAGCAGGCGCTTCAGCTCTTCGGCCTGCGCTTTGTTCTCGATCGGCAGCGATGCCCACTGGTCGATCACGGCGGCGCGGATATCGGTCAATGCCGCCTGCACCAGCTCGTCGTCGAGGATGCGTTTCGCGTGTTCGCCCAGGGCGATTTGTTTGGTCAGTTCCATGTCGTCCTTTTTAAATGGCCGGAGCAACCAGCGTTGCGCGCATCAGCGTGTTGGCCGCGCCGCCAATCGTGTGCTTTGATGTCGCGATGATCCGGCCATTGGCGAACGGGCCATAGATGCGAAGAAACCCGAAACCAGTGTTAGCTGGCGACTGGACAGGAACCGGGCATGCGATCTTGGACCACACATCTTGATTCGGGTGCAGCACAGGGATATACGCCGTGGCCGCTACGGTTTGAGTGCTGGTATTGATTCCGCCTACGAACGTTGGCTGTCCTACTGCTGAACGTGAGGTATGCCCGGACACCCCGCCACCAGATCCCGAAGAAACCCCGGTATGCATAACGCCAAAATTACGGAATCCCTTGCGGTGGTACGTAATGGGCGAGCCGGGCGAAGTCACATCAGGGCTGAGAACAATGCAATTCTCCAGCGGTGCAACCGAAATAAACTGCATCGAATTGGCCGCCGAAACAACCGTAGATACCCACTTCGACGGTGAAGGTAACAGGTTCCAGGTAGCGCCACGGTCATCGCTGTAGAGCACCTGGATAAACCCAAGGCCAACGGCATTTCGCATATCGCCGGTATTGTCACCGGGGCAGAGATACAGGCGATCGTCAAATTGATCATAGCAACCCCCGTGCAAGTGAACGCCAGCCGGATACGGCACGCCGCGCGAAGCGCACCATTCGCGAATGTCAAACACCTTGGTAAAGTTTTTGCCGAAGTCGGTGGACAGCCAGCAGAAGCCGCCGCGCGTTGCGTCAGTCGCGTCATTGCCGACGCCGCCCAGCGTTTGCGCGCCGGCCGAATCAACCAGGAACACCACGCCGTTCGTGCCGGACTGCCATTGCGTCATGCTGTAGTTGTTCTGGATGGCCCCGTTTGTCGCTTGCAGCGCTTGCGCCCAAGTTGCCGTTGCCGGATTGGCCGCCCAGCCAGATGAAACGTACACCACGGAGAAGTTGGCGCCATTGGCCGTAGTAACCAGAACCTCGCCGTTCGACATGAAGTGCATACCGCGCACAGGGCGGGTTGTGCCGCCTTCCGCTGTAAAGTCGTGAACAGTCGTCCATATAGGGGTTGCGCCAATCGTGAATGCGTTGGTGCTGACTTGCAGAATATTGCCCGTACACCCGTAGATTTTCGTATTGTCTGGAGAGACGCCGATCAACTCGCTGCCTGGCGCGACGTACTCAATATCGGTCAGGGTATAGGAGCCAATTGCAGGCGCTGTTACAGCGCGAATTGTGCGGGTCATAGCGTAATCACTCTCTCGACTTCATGGGTTTGATTGGCGACGGCAGGGGTAACGTTTTGACGCACCCAATACTGGAACGTGTCGTTGTCGCTGAACATTTCCTGGCCAGGCGCCAAAGTGATTTTGCTGCTGAAATCAGAATTACCATTCACGATATTGTCGGAATTGCGGAAACCAAGCTCAATTGAAACTGTATTGGCGGCCGGGTTTCGAATGATCAGCGAAGTGCGGTCCACCTCGGAATAGACGTAACGGGCGTAAGGGTTGGTGTTGTCAGCGATTGTGTTGAAACTTTCGATGGTCCGCAGTGTGGTTGGCACGGGGATCGTTGCCGCACCCAGCACAGACTGATACGCGCCGCCCACCTTGGCGAACGCACCCTGCACAGCCGCATAGACGCCGTTCTTCTTGACGAAGATAGCGACCGGCGCAGCGTATGCGCCAGCTTTCTTGATCAGGATCGGCATGATCAGGCCGTCTGAATGTAGATCGTGCCGTCGGGCAGGCCATCGGAATTGCTCGGAGCGGCCGTACCGATGTACGTTGTGCTAGCGCTGACGCGTACACCATCGGCAACCTCGTACTGGCATGCGGTGACGGATGCGGCAATGTTCAACTGGCCGGCGGTGTACGGCCCAAACGTGCGGGTGCCGGTGAACTCAGCGACTTTGCCGGCCACCACGCCCAAGCCGGACGTAGCAGTGACGATGGCTACGCCCTGCGTGCTGATAGTGACGCTATCGAAGTCGCCCAGCGTCAGGGTGACGTTACTGCCGTTTGCAAGAGTGGTCATTCGTCGTATCCGTTCTGTTCAGGTGGTTGTTCGTCGCGCGGCTCGTTCGCCTCACGTTCGGCTGAGTGCTGCCCGAGCATCTGGCCGTGCAACTGCGCCTGATGCCGCATGGCTTGGTCGTGGTTGCCCGACTGGCGCGCAGCCTCGTCGGATGCAATGCGGTGTTCCAGCTCGGCGTGCTTCATGCCCAGCTCGATTTCCTTGATGCGTACTTCTTTGTCCTTGATCTGCAAGTCCATGCCCTTCAGCACGGTATTGGCCTGCAAGGTGGCTTTGTCCTGCTCCGCGCGTTGCTGCGCTTCGGCGGCCTTGCCCTGCTGCTTGAGCTTCTCCACCTCGATGGTCGACTCGGCCAGGATCTGCTCGGGCGACTTCTGCGGCTCTTTCGGTGGCGTCTTCGTCGGGTCAGTGAGCAGTCGCGCCTCGCCGCCCTGAATGTTGCCGGCCTTGAGCAGCATCTTGCCCAGCGCGTAGACGTTCTCCGGCGTGATGACGCCGACAGTTGCCGCCTGCGCGAAATAGGCGCCCATCATTTGCAGGAACTGGATCGTTTGCCCCTTGTCGCCGGTGCCCAGGCCGACGTTGATATTCACGTCCATTTCATCGGACCAGTTGCGCGGATCGTATTCCACCCACTCATTGCGCAGCCGGATGGTGGCCGGCTTGTCCTGGTACTCGCACGTCAGCTTAAGCAGGCGCTTGCACAGGTCTTTGCAGCCCGTCTCAGCGAACACGCGCAGCATCATCAGCATGCGGCGCTCGCCGGCCGACATGATCTTGTTGACGCCAGTGGCGGTCTTGTTCAGGCTCTCGGCGTCCAGCCCCTGCGAGTAGCGCGTGACGCCGATGCGTTCCTCGCGCATGGTGTTGGCCAGCTCGATGCCTTGCAGCGATTCGTTGGCAACCAGCGAGGTTTGCAGCGGGCCGACGGCACCAATCTGCTTGACGCGCACCACCTTGCCGATGCGGGTCGACAGCAGGTCGTCGAGGTTCACCTGGTTGTCGACAGCGTACGAGGCCGGGTTGTTGGCCAGGTACAGCGAGTCCAGATACTGGCGCGTCAGCGATGTCTTGATGTCCTGGATGCCAACTGCAGCATCAGCCAGGGCCATGCCGATCACGCGATGCGGCAGCAGGATAGGGGACCACAGGCAGTATTCGTGGTCGTCGACTTCCTCGTTTTCGAGAATATCGTTGCCACCCATGAACACGCGGCGCCACTCGGCAATGCCGTCGCCGTCGTAGTCCACGCGGATGAAGCCGAAGAACAGCGTCATCTGCTCCATGGCGCCTTCACCGTTGGCGAAGTCCTGGATGTTGTCCTGGTCGCGCTCGAGCATCAGCTCGTCTTGCATGCCGGATGCGTCGTACTCGGACAGCAGCTCGACGCGCGACTTGCTGAAGCCCATTTCAACCAGGTCAGAGCGCGTGTAGCGGCGAAGCTCACCAATCACGGACACGTCGGCCAGCTTCTTAGCGTGGCGCGACAGTACGAACGATTCAGGCGGCACGTTGTCGATGCGCGCACCGCGGGGCCCGTTGTCGCGCTCCAGTTCGATGTCGTGCAGTTGCTGCGCCGGCTGCGCCATCTGCTGTTGCATGGCCTGTTGCTGCTCGGGCGGCATGCTGGCCATCTGCTCCATCGCCTGCGCGCGGTGCTGCTCGTCGTCCGGGTCCGGATAGGCGTCGTGCGACGTGAGCGTGTTGCGCTTGTCCTGCACCAGCTTGACTAGCTGCTGCTCGGTCAGGCCGGTGTAGCGCTCCTTCTTCACCTTCGATGTGGCATCCCACCAGCAGCGGACAATGCCCACCTTGGACAGCAGGCCATCCTTGATCCACGTGTTGAACGTGATAAAGCCGTCGTTCTTCTTCTTGATCAGCCAGTTGACGTAATCGGTGGCCTGGTCGGCGTAATCCTCGTCACCCTGCGCGGATGGCTCGAATTCGCAGATATTGTCACCCGCAAAGAACGGTTCCAGCAGCGACGGAATGGCGCCTTCGATGACTTCGAACACGTCCCAGCTTACCACCTGGCTTCGCCCGTCGACCTCGTTACCCATCGGCAGGCCGTGGTAATAAGCGAGGTTGCGCTCACGGTCAGCGGCAAGGGCCGTGCTGGTCCACGCTGCGCTGTCAGCTACTTCCTGATCAATGGCGCTGCGCAGTTCGTCGTCGGTCATCTTGGCCATCAAATAAATCCTGTCGGGTTGTACTTCAGGGCGCCGCCCCAGTCTTCGTTGCTCATCGCCTCGGCATTGATGGCGATGTAGCGCAGGTTGTCAGCGCCGTGGCTCCACTCGTCGTGCAGCGGGGCGCCGGCTTCCTGCGTTTGCTTGTTGATTGCGCGGCGATACCGCTTGGCGCACTGAATGATCCGTGCGGCGTTTGTCTTGTCGAAGTAAATGCGCGGGAAGGCCATGCGCGTCAGCCTGATGCCGTCCTCGATGCTCATGTTCGGTGTGATGGCCACGGTCCAGCCAAACGCCTGCATGATCTCCTCGGCGCTCTTGCCGGTCTTGAAATCACGGTGGCGGCCGTCGTGCGGCAGGTACAGCGTGCCCCAGTTCAGGTTCTTGGCGCGCAGCAGGGCTGAGTAGTGGTCGAGCGTCTTGTGGCTGTCCTCGATGTTCTCGATGATGCGAAGCTCGGACGACTGTTTCTGCACCAGGCTGATCGACATCGCGTCGTTCCAGCCCAAGTCGACCACCACGTGCACCTTCAGCAGCGGATCGTATGGCACATTGCAGATGCGGCGCTGTTCCGTGGCCTTCGTCACCTCGTCGTAGTAGATCGCGCCGGTGATGGCCGGCTTGCATTTGCCTTCCCAGATGTTCATGTACTCGGCTTCGGGCAGCGTGGCCTTGGCGTGCAATCGCTCCTTCTCCAGTACGTCGGGGAACCACTTGTTGTCCATGTAGTTCATGTCAACAATAATCGCGTCTTCCGGCTGGTTCGTGATGAACCTGTCGTACGTCTCGTCCGTGTCCAGCTCCGGGTTGAACGTCAGCCAGATTTCAGACTCAGGCTTGCGGATGGTCGGGATCAGCACGGACCATGAGCGCTTGCTCACCGTCTGCGCTTCCTCGACCCACACGATATCCGCGCCTTCGAACGACTTGATCGAATCGACCGTCTGCTCGGACAGGCCGCTGAAACTGATCTCGCTTCCGTTCTTGCCGCGAATCTCAGTCTCCAGCACCTGATAGAACGAGGTCAGGCCCAGCGCTTCGATCTGGTCTTTCAGCAGCTTGTGGACAGACTGCTTGATCGACTTCTGAATCTCGCGCGTGCACAGGATGCGCAGCTTCCGCGTCGAGCCGAGAATGAGCAGGGCGCGCGCAACAGACCAAGACTTGGCACTGCCTCGCCCACCTTTGGCGCCTTTATAGCGCGCCTTCTTCGTCAGCAGGAACTGGAGCTTTTCGGGGAATTCAACTTTCATCGCCGGACTTCACGAACTCGATCTGCCAGCCCATGTTGACGGGACCACCATTGGCGCCGGTAAGCTCGGTCTTTTCCACGTACAGGCCAGATGCCTTGCCGCGCGCCACCTCAGCGGTGATTGCAGCGCTGTACTGGTTACCGGCCTCGGCTGCCTCACTGAGGGCGCGTAGACGCTCCAGATGGCTTGCCAGGGTGATCTGTGCGGCCTCGACGACCGGCGCACGCAGTTGTTCTACCCTTGACGTAATGTTGACGTCGGCCATCAAGCGAGAGGCGTTCTGGTTGACCGATTCAGGCTTCGTGGCCGGCTTGACAGTGAAGGCGCTGCGGTATGCATCGGACGCGCTCATCCCGGACGCGACTGCTTGCGCAAACGCTTCCCGCTTCGGTGTGAGTTCGCTCATGGCATCGGAATAAAAAAAGCCCAGCACATGGCCGGGCGAAATGTGAAGCCACACTCATAGACAGCTTCACAGGAGACGTAGCGTGGTGAGGCGCAACGCGTGTTGTCGCCACTCGGGCGCGGTTGGTTGGTCGAGCGCTTCACCACACGGAAGCCTCAGCGCTGGGCCTGGCTTTCGTGTGGGGACGCAAAAAAGCCCGCTGACCTTTCGGGGCGGGCTAATTTACTAGGCGCAATGTTAACATCTAGCAGCTATATCCTAATGGAAATACCTTTTCGTGTCGACGTTTTTCTGTAATTTCGGCAATAAATTCAACTCAGCCGCAACAAGCGCATCGGAGAACGAATCGGCAGGGAAGCGCCAAACGGTCGTTATCCCATGCGCCTTGCGGATGGCCCACCACTGGATGCGGGGGAGCGCGTCGAGCATAACGTCGACAGCTTCGCCGCACGACATGAACTCTTTGACATCCTGCGGGTGCGACAGGCCATCTGTATGCTGGCGATCGCTCAGCGTCATCCAGCGCGCCCAGGTTTTCATCACGCGGTTGTACGGGCTGTCGGCGTCGGGCGCTTCGACGGGGGCGGGGGCGAGAACGGCGCTCATGCTGGCACCACTCCGCGCGACCTGAGCGCATTGGTCACCACGTCCAGCTCGAACAGCTTCTGCCGGCGCAGGGTGCGCAGCTCGTCTGTGGACACTTCCTGCACCATGACGCTATCGAGCGTGTCAGCGGGGAGAGGAGGCATGCCGGACGGCTGCGGGATCAATGGTTCCATCGCGCTGGCCTGGCGGGTGGTTACGAAGTCCAGGAACTTCTGCGCGGCGCCAAGCACCGTGTCAGGCGTGACATGCTGGCCGTCGTGCATGTTGCAAGCTACGGTCAATGCGTACTTTCGTACGTCCATGGCTTTCTGGTCGAGTGGGGTCATGTCTTTTCCTTGTGGTGCCGCCCATGGGCGCGGGCGGCGGGCGCAATGGTCAGTCGGAGCTGCTGGAGCAACTTCCGCTATCGGACGACGAGCTACTGCTGTCGGAACTGCTGGAGCTGCACGAATCGCTGCTGCTGGAGCTTGACGAACTGCCCCAATCGCCGGATGCGCCGCCACCGTCAAACGAGCCGCCGCCGCCGTGATAGCCGGGAGCGTGCGATGCCGCTGGCGCGGGCGCGAAGTTGTAGCCGATCGGGTACATGTCGGAAGGGCTCGCGGCGTTTTGGTAGCGCGCATTGATCGCGGCGTTTTCTTCATCGCGACGTTTGCGCGACGTTTCGGCTGACATCTGCGGCCGGCTGCCGCCGCCCAATCCGGCAAGCGATGCCTTCTCAATGAGTGCATGGGTCCGTGCATAACGTTCGGCCTCGCGCGCTGCTTCGCGTGCCTCAAACTCGGCGTTAAGGATGCGCGTGCGCTCCAGCGCATCGGCAACGCGACGCTTGGCTCGGGCGCGGGCGTTCAGAACCGTACGCACAAAAAGAAAGCCAGCGCCGAACCCGACGACGCAAAGCAAGAAATCCAGTGAGTCCATGTGTACCTTTCAATGTGCGCGCCGGATCGCGGGCGCGCTATCGCGTTATGCTGCTTTGATCTCTTTCAGCCGGGCCACGTATTCGGCCTTGATGGCCCTTGCTTGCTCGATGGTGAATTTCGCTGGCGGGTGATCCTGCTCCAGCAGCGCGACGGCAGCGTCACCGATGCGCTGGCGCAGCCGGATGCGGTACTCGACGACGTTGCCGGCCTTGTGCTGGTTGCATGGCACGCACTGCTTGTGGCAGTTGAGTTCGTGGAAGCGCAGGGCTGGCTGGGCGCCGACGCTGCGGAAGTGGCCGGCATCGTATTTGCCATCGTGGTACCGGCCGCAACTGATGCAGGGCTGCTCAGCGTCCCGGGCGCGTATCCATGCGTTGAACGCCGTCTGCGCCTCCTTCAGCCACTGCGCGCGGCTTTTCATCGCCACCTTGCGCGCGCGGTCGGTCTTGCGCTCCTGGGCACGGCGCTCGTCCTGGGCCACAGCCAGGGCGCATTCAGCCCCGCATGCCTTGGCCCATGCTGACCGCGGCACGAACGGAGCGCGGCACACTTTGCACTTGCGCATCCTAGCGCCGCGAGGTGGCTTCGGCTCGGAGGGGAGGGCGCGGGAAATAGCCGATCGGATCACACCGCCTCCTTCTGTTGATGCTCTGCCACGAACCGTTCACGCGCCGCCAGATCCTTCGCGCGGTCGTACTGCACGCATGGGTGGGCGGTGGCGCGCACGAATGGCTCGATCGGGCCGACTTCACCGTCAAAGCCGTGGCAGGCGCCGATTCCAACGGCTGCCTGGGCTGCGTCGTCCTGGCGGGTGAAGTGACGGCAGAAGCCGCATGCTTTGTGGGTGCGGGCGGTCATGCTGGCTCCAGTTCGCGCGGCGCCGGGGCGGTGAACATGCGCAGTACGGATTCCTCGCCGGCCGGCGGCTGCTTGCGGCGCAGGTCGCCTGCCTGCGCGTAAATGATGGCGTCGTACGGCCAAATGAAATCCGGCGTGTCTGTTGGCCATCCAGGTGGGAATTTCCCGTTCCAATCCATGTGAAAATCAACTGGCCCTGTGACCACGCATTCGCGGCCGTTCAAGTGCGCATATTCGTTGACTTGGTTCTGCCAAACATACACAACGCCGGTTTCGTAATTCGTCACGCCGCCACCTCTTGTACGTTGAGCGCAATCTTGGAGAAATTGGTCGGCTTGTTGACGTTGTAGCGCGCGGGAATCTGGCCTTGCACTTCCAGGTACTGCTGGCTGGCCATGTCAAACCAGAAGCCGAACTTGCCTTCGAACTCACCATTGCGCTGTTTCTCGCACGCCAAGATGCACGTCGGGTCGCCGGTCTCTTCCTGCTCGGCCTTCTTGTTGCGCCACACGATGAACACGTTGTCCACCATGTCGGTGATTGCGCCGGCACCCTTGATGTCGAACTTGCCGGGGGCCTTGTGTTCGCTCTCGCCTTTGCGAACGTGGTGCACCAGGTGGACATGCACGCCGTGGGCCACAGCGAAGGCGCACAGCTCGTTGACGAAATCTTTCTGCGCGTTGTAGTCGTCCTCGCCCTTCACGCATTTCATCAGGCTGTCAATCACGAAGTGGGTAATTCCGAAGGTCTTGGCGGCGTAGCGCATGACCGCAATCAACTTGCGCCACTCGACAGAGCCAACGTGGTCGTACATCCAGAGGCGGCCATCGGTCCAGCCGTGGAACGCTTTCAAGAACGGAATAGCAGGCTCGCGGCCGGCGTACGCTTGGCGGCTCATACGGTGCATCTGCTTGGCCGGCTTCATTTCGAACGACGAGACCAGCACGCGCTCGGTCTGGTAGCACAGGTCCAGCACCACCTGGGACAGGAACATGGATTTGCCGTGCCCGTTGACGCCGGCCCACAGCGAAACCTCGCCCCTGCGGAAGTTGACCTTGCCGTCTGTTTTCTTCCACAGCATCGTGGGAACAGGCGTGCTGTCAGGCGGCGCGTAGAAAGCGTCGATGGTCTCTTGCAGCCAGTCAGAAGCAGGACGGATATCGTGCGTTTCCGGCTCCTCCATGTAGGCGGCGAAGTCCAGCGTGTCAGGGATTAATTGCATACGGAATGCCTCCAGCGTTGCGCGCGTAGGTGCGGCAAGCGAAAAAGTCGTCGTTTTGAAAGTCCAGCCAGGCGAGGAAATCGAGCTGCCATTGCCAGTCACGTTGCGGGTTCTCGATTTCTTCCGGCGTCGGCACCAGAAAAACGCGAGCACCCCAGCGGCCAATGCAATTCCAGATCGCGAGGTAGGAGGGCCGGGCCTTAGCTATTTCCTTGACGGTCTCGGCCCAATCGTTGCGGTCGCCAACGTAGACGCAAACCTCCAGGTCACGCACCCAGCGCCAGTCGTATTCAACGGCAGGGACAGCGCGTACGACCGGGTTTGCAACGTTGATGCCGCCTACCATCGAGACCAGCACCAGACCTTCCGGCTTGAGGCCGCGCAACCGTGCATCCACGATTGGCTTGGCGTTCGGGGCGATCAAAGCCAGTCCTTCGGCATCGGCCCCGATGGGGCAGCGCCATTCGCTTTACCCTTGGTAGGGTGTAGCAGTTCGTCCATGATCGGACGCAGGTAGTTGACAGATATCGGGCTGTTCGGCTTGTTCTGTTTGGCAATGAGGACAGCGGTTTCGATGAGGTCGTTGGTCGACCCTTTTTCCGTTGGCCAGGAATGCGCAGCCAGCGCAGCAGGGCTGGTGTTGATTCCCTTGGAGCGCAGCAGGATGCAGATTTCCCCGATCCTCGGCCCCGACGACGCGACGCCTGCTGAGTTCGATTCGCCAGTGTCGTCGTCTTTATTCTGGTTACTGGTTACTGGTGTCTGGCTAGGGTTATTTTCAGAAACCGTTTGGGTTTCCGGGTAATAACCATCATGGTTATTTTTTTGAACCGGGTTGGTTTCTGTTTTGCGAGGACGACCACCGAGTTTTCCAACCGAACGGTTCTTCGACGCTTTTTCTTGCGCCACTTGAATTTCACCGTCGCAGCGAACCTGATGCCATCCGTCATCCTGCAAGACAAAGAACTCTTCTAGGACGGACTCAACAGCTTGCAGTTCTTCTTTGGTGCGTGCGCCAATCAGGCGCTGGATGCGCTTGATGTCGGCAGGGAGGGGGCGTTCTTCCGCGTAGTACTTGCGGATCATACGGGAGTAGGCGGCATCCTCGACGAACGTCAGGTGACGCGTGGCCTGATCGTAATCACCGATGTGATGCTTGAAGAAGTTCATGGCGCCACCCGACGATCAGCGACCGATTCCGCGAACTCGGCGCATTTGTCCCAGGCAGCGAGCCAAACAGGCAGTGCTGCTGCGTGCCAGTTGAAGCCGTGTTCGTGGCGCTTGACGCCGCGCGCGAAGGCGCTGATGGCCTTCTGCTCGATGTGAGCGCGGGTGACGATGGTATCGGCCGTCATGGTGCCACCACCGATTTGCGATAACGCGCGACAGCGACGGCCAGCTCGTCGACCTTTGCTTGCAGGCGGCCATCCTCACGGAGACGCGCCTGGCCCTTGCAACCGATGCACAGCCGGCGCTGGTCTGCCACTTTGAAGGCCATGACGGCCAGCTCGCTGGTTGGTTTGTCGTTGCCGACTTGTTCTGATGTTCGTTCCATCTTGTGTCCTTTTAACCGCTAGGTTGTGTAGGTTGGCCCCGGAGACGGAAGCCTTTAAACCAATCTCCGAGAGCAACGCACGCCGAACGTCTCGCGGTTCGGGAAGTGAACTGGCCTACGAGTGGCCCCTTTGCGCTGCTCGGTGCGTGGCCTAACATGCGCCATGTCGCCGATCAGCAGGTTGTATGCGTGGGTCGCAGACGCCAGGCCTCTGGCTGCTGCACACTTGGCAAAGTTCGACTTCTGATCCGGTCGCAGTCGGACGCGGAGGATTTCGGTACGGCTGGTTTCGCTTTTGGGCATTTCGTTCTCCAGGTGAATCAAGTTGCGTGGATTGGTGGGACGGGGTAACTGCTGGGGGGGATTACGTGGTTGCTTCGGATCGCTCCGGGTACAAAATTTCAAGTTCGGTTATCAGTCCACCGAAATGCTTTGCCAACTTCTCGGCAAGTTCGGTTGATGCCTTCTGCTTGCTGTTTTCAATGCGCGAAAGATTCCCAGCGTCGACGCCGACTGCGCGGCCGACCTCGACGATGGTTTGCCCTGCTGTCTCACGTGCGCGGCGAAGAGGAGATTTCATGATGTGCCAGAGAAAAGTTTGCGTAGTACGCATATTACATCCGGTTCAAAGTTTGCGCAACACGCTTTGCGTCTGCCGCAATAAAAAGAGACGATCAGAATATGACTATTGGCACAACAATTCGCAAATTACGCAAAGAAAAGGGCCTGACCCTCAACCAGCTCGCCGCTCAGATCGAGAGTGATGTTGGTAACTTGTCGCGCCTGGAGCGCGACGTACAGGGCTACAGTGATGCCACTTTGAACAAGCTGGCCGAGGCCTTAGAGGTGCCTGTTGCCGTGTTCTTCATGTCGGATGAGCAGGCAAAGGGGCTGAAAGGCTTTGTGTTGCGCTCGGTTGAGGTCGTCGATGACGAGGACCCGCGATGGGTTCATATTCGGAAAGTGAAATTGAAACTTACTGGTGGGTTTAATGAGTTTGAGACTGAGCCGGAATTTTATGATGGAGCCACCCTTGCTGTACCAGCTGACTGGATCAAACGCCATAATTTCGACCCCGAGAAGTTATATGTGATTCGCGTTAGGGGCGAGAGCATGGAACCGACACTTTACGAAGATGATGTTGTAATAATCAATACAGCCGATAAGAAACCTGTTGATGGCGTAGTTTTTGCGATTAATTACGAGGGCGATGCCGTCGTAAAGCGCATGGAGCGGGACGCCGGGGACTGGTGGCTCACGTCCGATAATCTGGATAAGAGGAAACATGGCCGCAAGGTGTGCAGAGGGGAGGCTTGCCTGGTCATTGGAAGAGTTGTTCGGCGGGAGAGCGAGCGTTTGTAATGGCGAAACCGCACGCCATCATGTCGGAAAATGATCAATTTAAAAATAATTAATGGGGATTAAATGGAATTTTTATTGGTCGCAGTATGTTTCTTCCTTTGGCGAATTGCCTCTTGGGCAAAGGCGTGCGCCACCTCATTGTCATTGCTGAGCGATGCAGTGGCCGAGAATCAACGGCATTTGCTCGATGGGCTATCACGTATTGAAAATCAGGTCTTCGATGCCAATGAAAAGCTTGCCGGCATCGAGCGCACAACCGACGAATATCAGCGGGTGTTTATTCAGCCGTTAAAAGGTCACTACTAATAAATAATCCCCGCCCATGTTGGCGCGGGATGAAAGGTACTATGACTGATTCAAAACGAATTGCAGAGCTTGAACAAGAGCTAGCGCAGCTTCAATCGAAGGTGGATGTGTTGATTTCGGCGCACCAGAGCATTGGGGGCTATCAACGTGCGACTCAGATTGCGGTAATTGCACTTCTTGGCCAATGCGCGGGCCCGTCGCTGTCTGCGTCCCTCCAGCGACTTTTTCTTGGCGCTGGAGCATCGCTTCTAGCTGAGTCTCGGAATGAATCTCACGTTGCAGGCTTTCAAGCCGCTGAATCAGCAATGCTTCTAGCCGCATCTTCGACGCCAGGGCCTCGCGCGCCGAACACGTAGCACTTCTGATTTTCGTGCCGAGCGCGTCAAGCTGCCGGTAGGGGGCAGCTGCCCGTTCATTGAATATCGCCATCGAGATTTCGCGGTCGGCGGCCATGCCGTGAACCTCCATATCACTAAGCAGTTGTAGTTCCATCCCCTCAAGCTTAATCAGCGTCCCTTTTGGTAGCACAAACATAGTTCTCTCCACGCCCCGCCAGCCGGGGCTTTTTTACGCCCCGAGGATCGGTGCGCGCACAAATCTTAACAGTTTTCTTTTGTAATTTGCGCTTGACGCATAATCAATATATGCGTAATATGCAAATCAGGGGAGCGAAACAGGCGACCAACAATCATCGAAACGCGCTGCGGCGCATACCGGAGAAGAGCATGGGAACCAGTGACCTGACCAACCTGCAAGCGCCAATCGGCACGCTGCTTGCCGCGAACCACGACTACGACGAAACGCTGGCGATCGACCTGTACGGCGACTGGTCAGGCGAGTGGGGCTGCGATGTGCAGACCGTAATGGTCGCCGGCACGCAGCACAACATCACCACGCTGTTCAGCGGCAAGCAGCTGGAAAACCTCGGCTACTACCTTGACCGCCGCAACTCGCGTGATCCGATCATTCGCGACATGGCCAGCGTGAACCGCAGCCAGTCGACGCGGTACTGATTCACCACACAAATTACACAGGAGAGCAGCGATGACACCACTCAAAAACGGCGGCCCAGCGCTCCCGGTCCCAAACCTCGAAGATGACGAGGACTTCAACGGCATGACGCTGCGCGACTACTTTGCAGCAAAGGCGATGGTTCCGTTTATTGAAGTAACTGCCGATGATGCCGCCGCCGTAAATGAAAACCCGCACGTTTTTGCAGCAGCTATTGCAAGTGCGGCTTACATCATGGCCGACGCAATGCTGGCCGCACGGAGCGCCAAATGAGCATCGACCGAGTTGTATTCCCCACCCGCCGCTACGGCCCTGTATGCCGCGCTGCGATCCACGCCTACGAGTTCATCACCAGCGGCAGCATGGCAGCTCTGGCGACTGTCCTGGTGGCCTACGTTGCTGCGATGTACGCGATTGCGTTCTGTGGCGGTGCGGCATGAGCGCGCTTCCGGTCACGCCTTGGTTCTCGGGTGATGTGAAGCCGCTGCGGGTTGGCGTGTACGAGCGTGATGACACCGGGACCTGCATGGAAAATGGTAAGCCCAATTTTTCTATGTGGGATGGCTTGAAATGGCGCTCATCCCGCTGGGAAATTGCCGGCGCAGATGAGGAGCGCACACCCTCGTATGAGCAAGAGCTCCCATGGCGCGGCCTCGCCTCCGACCCGAGCGCGCCATGATCCGGCGCATCGGCTTGGCCCTCACCTTCGCCAGCGTCCTGCTGATCGTGCTGGCCGAAATTCAGCGCCTGGACGACGACATAGAGGCGGGCGAGTTTCACCAGATAACGCAACTTCAACGAGGAAATTGAAATGTCGAATCAAACGATGGAATTGGAAATGCTGCCGGCCACGCCGCAGCGCGAGCAGCAATTGATGGCGCAAAGCACGGGCGCAGTGACGCCGGTAGACCTGTTGCGCCGCGCGCTGGACAGTGGCGCCGATCTCGACCGCCTGGAGCGCCTGATGGACCTCCAGCAGCGCTACGAGGAAAACGAGGCGCGCAAAGCGTATGTGGCCGACATGGCAGCGTTCAAGCTGAACCCGCCCGAAATCGTCAAGGACAAGCTAGTCGGCTACAAGAACAAGGACGGCACAGTCACCGGCTACACGCATGCCACGCTGGGCAACGTCACCGGGGCCATCATCGCCGGCCTGGCGCAGCAGGGTTTCAGCCACCGCTGGGACACAGAGCAGCAGGGCGCCAACGTTGCCGTGACGTGCATCCTGACGCACCGCATGGGCCACAGCGAGCGCACCACGCTGACGGCGGCGAAAGACGACAGCGGCAAGAAGAACAACATCCAGCAGATGGCGTCGGCCATCACGTACCTGCAACGCTACACACTGCTGGCCGCCACCGGCCTGGCCACGAAGGACCAGGGCGACGACGACGGTGCCGGCGCGGAGCTGGATACCAGCCTGGCCGACAACTGGATCGCGCGCGTCAGAGCAGCGCCGACAGATGCCGACGTGGTGAAGGTGTGGGAGGTTGGCATCGCCGCTATCGAGAAGGCAAAGGACCGCCATGCATACACCGAGTTCAAGGAAGCTGTGGCAACGCGCCGCGCCGAGCTGGCGGTGGCAGCATGAAATTCATCGCCGCCCCTCAAGGAACCCCTGCCTGGCATGCGGCGCGCTGTGGCAAGGTCACTGCATCGCGCTTTGAAGAAGCCATCAGCGTGATGACGAAGAACTCTGCGCAGCGCAAATTCGGTGATCCGACCGCGGTAGCCGAGCGGTATGCCGCCGACCTTTCGATAGAGCGCATCAGCGAGAAGCCATTCGGAGAGCCACCGAAAGCCTGGGTGCTGGAGCGCGGCCACGAAATGGAGTTCGGCGCTCGCATGAAATATGAATCGCGCTTCAAATCGTTTGTCACGGAGGCCGGCATCTGCCTGACCGATGACGAGGTGTTCGGCTACAGCTCCGACGGGCTTGTAAATGACGATGGGCTGATCGAGGTGAAGGCTCCAATCGACAGTGCCAAGATCCTGACGATGTGGCAAACCCGCGACCTGTCCGAATACATGCACCAGATGCAGGGCGGCATGTGGATCACTGGGCGCCAGTGGACCGACTTTCTGATGTATGTGCCCGACCTGGCCAGCGTTGGCAAAGACCTGTTCGTGCAGCGCGTGCCGCGCGACGACACGTTTATCGATGACATGGTAATGCGGCTGATGAAGTTTGATCGGCTGGTTGAAGCCAATGTGGCTGCATTCCGGGCGGCAGCATGATCGCCGCGGCTACATACGGCAGTCTGGTCGACCTGGCCGACGCCTCACTCGTCGAGCACTGAATGACGCCCGACACCGAAATCAATATTTTCCGGTCACTGGACTTCATCCGGGACAACGCGCCGGCCTACGCAAAAGCCAAATCCGAGCGCATTTTCCTGGAGGAGTTTAGAAAATCGAAGAAGGCGCTGCTGATGCGCGACGCTGAGATTGCCGGGCACAAGACCGGCGCCGCCCAGGAGCGCGAAGCCTACGCCCACCCGGAGTATCTGGTGCTGCTGGAAGGCCTGAAAGCCGCTGTGGAGCAGGAAGAAAACTACCGATGGCTGTTCGTGGCAGCCCAAGCAAAGATCGAAGCGTGGCGAACCATCGAAGCGAACCGCCGCGCCGAGGCAAAAGTGCTGTGACCAAGGAGACTGACATGAAGAAACCACAACGCAGCCGCAACAACGGCTCCCGCGCTCGCATCCAAGCTCAGCGCGTCAAGAGCTGTGCACGCATCTTGGAGCTGCTCGAAAAGGGCCCGATGACGACGCGGCAAATTATCGACGAGCTCAAACAAGGCGGCTCCACCGTGCGCAGCTACTTGACCCACATAAAGGATGACTTGCATCAGATCCACGTCTCAGGACAGGTTGCGACGTTGAGAACGCATGTGTGGACGCTTGGGCCGGGGACCGCGGAACAGAAGGACCGCGAGGCCACGTTCGACAAGCGCCAATTTACCATCCAGGCGCGGCAGGTGGGCATGGTGCGTGACAGCATGCTTGCCGCTTTTTTCGGCCCAGCCGGGGAGCAGCGCGCATGAAACGGCCCCGCAACAAGAAATATCGCCCACGCCAGGTGGCCACCAACCCGATTGCGGAGATCTTCGGCGGCATGGGCAGCACGCACGCGCAGCACCTGCAGGAGCTGCACATCAAGAACCACGCGGCGCTGGCAGCAATGGTGCAGGGCCGGGGCACGCGCGACGACTGGGACCGCCTGGTGGGCGCGATCAACATGGCCAACGTGATGTGCGAGCAGGGGATCGGCAACGAGTTCCGCGAGCAGACGATTGCGGCGCGTGACGCGCTGTGCCAGGTGGGCGTGCGGTATCACAAGTTCGGCAGCTTCGGGTTCACCGGCGCCGAACTGATGACGATGAACGAGGCGTTCACTTGTCACGAAGCGCAGCTGGAGAACGTGCGCGCCATCGACATCGACCGGGCGGCCAACGAAGTGCTGCGCCGGATACGCCACAAGATCAACACGACGAACGTGCGGGCAGAGGTGGCTAAGGCTTCGGCGGCTTCGCCAGCTTGATGCGCTCACGAACCCATGCGGCGCCGCCGAGCGCCTTTAGCTTGTCGCGCAGTGGGGGCGTCATGCGCAGGGAGACGGTCACCGTTTCCTCGCTCTCGGAGATTGCTTTGCGACCTTGGCCCCGGTCGCTTGGTGGGCGTGTTGGATTTTTCATGCTGCAATGATAGCGCACTACAAACGCGGCTTCAAATTATTTTGATTGCGCACTACAGAAAGTGCTTGCTGTAGATTTGATTGCGCACTACACTAGACCTATCAAATAACGGAGAAAAACATGAACCAAGACAAAGACCAGGGCCCCGCTGTTCGTGGCGAGGCGGTAGCGGAAGAACGTTGGTGCCTTGGCTGTAATAAAGCTGGACATCGGAGCGATGAGTGCTGGTCAACGCAGGGCTTAAACACGCCGCAGGACCGCGAATTGATGCGACTTTGCCATATCGCTGTATCGGCCCGCGCTGCTGATGCGCCCTCCGAGTCGAGCGAGTTGCTGACGATGGCGCAGGTCGACGCGATTCGCGAAACGATCAAACCGGGCGACGGCTGGGACGGCGATAACTGGGACTTCGCGCTTGCCAACGCCGTTGCCGCCAAAGTCAAATCTCGCGCTGCTGAAGCGCTCGACAGCCAGCCTACCTACACGGTCAGCGGTAAAGTGATGTCCCAGCTCGAATATATCGAGTACATGCACCGTCAGTACGCCGGGGAACGGTTGCGGGGCGATCAAGGCTGGGAGCGCTACGAGTCGGCCAACAAGGATCGCAACGCTCTGCGCGCCTCCCTCGCCGCCACCCAGCCTACCGTCGCTGCGCAGCAGGGATCAATTGCAGATGATGCGCTGGTAGTTGCCGTAACTGCGCATTGCAACGACCTGACGGACTGCGCAAGCACTCTGCGCGAGCACGGCGACTTCGACGCGACGGCAGCAGAAATCCTCAAGGCAGTCGCGGAGCTCCGTGCGGCCCGCGACAGCCGCGCGTCATCTGCGCCGGTTGCTCCAATAGCGCCGGATGCTGTGCGCAACGATGCTCTGGAAGAGGCGGCAAAGGCCTGCGATTTTGCGGCCGGCATGGCGAAGGACGAAATTGACGACGCGACGAACAGTGATTCCTTCCGTAGCGACTACATCGAACGGAAAGCGCAGGCCGAGCAGGACGCGGCAACAATCCGTGGCCTGAAATCGACCCAGCAGGAAGGAAGCGAGGCGGGCAATGGCTAAGTGGAACGTGTCCGGCCATCAGGCCTATGCGGGCCGTACGTATTGGTGCATTTGGACGCATCACCCTGGCGTGTACGGCAGCCAGCGCTTTGTTATGTCACCAAGCGGAACTGACCGCAAGCGCTTCTACGACGAGGCCAAAGCAAATGCTGCGGCCGAAAAGCTGAACAATTCCGAATCGAAGGAAACACCATGAGCGACAAACACACGGATGCACTCGACCTCGACAAGCTGGAAGCGCTGGCACGCGCAGCAACGCCAGGGCCATGGATTGCTGGTGACGATGAGGACAGTGACCTTTATTTGGTGGGGCCGGCAGCGTTTGACGACGTAGTTTGCCATCCCGTAGTGCGCTTGCACGCTGAATTTAACGCAGACTATATCGCGGCAGCTAACCCCGAAACGGTCCTCGCCCTCATCGCCAAAATCCGCGCCACCGAGGGTCAGGCGCAGACCAGCGCGGCTATCGACCGCAAGGAATTCATGCGGCAGGTAGTGCTGGCTGTATGCGAAATTCCCGACCGCGACAGCCCAGCAGATCAGCCGGAAATGATGCTGGTCACCGACTATGAATTGATCAGCATCCTTGAAAGCTGCTTCGAGAACGCCGACGAGGACGCCGCCCAATTGGCCGACAGCACCGCACCTGGCGCTCCAGTGGGTGAAGCCAACATGGACATCATGCGCGAACTGGTGTCGGACTTCCGCAAGGCTGCGTACGAGTTCGGCAAGCGGCACGACCCCGTGGACCATGCGCTGATGATGCGCCTGCAACAGCAGTTGTTCGCTCAGGTCAGAGTCCTTGCCGCTCCCACCGCGCAACAGTCGCTTACGGCTGGCGAACGTATGCCGGAAGAACTGCGCGACTGGATCACCGGCATGTCGGTGTCGATGGACGTCAGCACCGGCGACCACGATGCGCACCACCGTTATTTCGGCGTGGTCAGCGAGGTCATGGACGATGCGCACGACAAACACGGCGTCACGCTGCTGGTCTACGACGCAACGCCCAATTTTGCCGCAGCCCCACTGCCGCAGGTACAGAGCGAGGGGCCGGACGAAGCCCCGATTGAATGCTGGTCGGCAGATCAAGAGGATTTCAATGCCCAGTCAATTGGCGAGTTGTTCGACCACAATGAAGAACTGAAGCCCGGTGACACCGTTTGGGTGGGCGAGGCCGTCAAGCCAGAACCGAGCCAGTTAATCGACGCTGACGACATTGTGACCATGATGGGTGAGCGTGCCGACGATCTGGTTGGTGAGCATGCCGATGGCTACCCTGACGTGGACAAAAGCGCCGAGCAGGAATTAAACGATCTGTTGGCGGGATGGATCAACAAGCACGCGCGCCCGACGTTCTGGACCGTCACCAACGTAAAGCCCTACGTGCTGAGCCACGATGACTTCCCGAACGATCCGACACCGGTTCACTGCGAGTTACCGGACGCCGATCAACAGCCCGTCACCCCATCCGGGGCGCTGGCAGACAACGATGGCGGGGTGGCGAAGTGAGCGACGAAACGAATGTCCACGCATTTCCATCGGCTGAATTGCCCGAGAACCTGATGCAGATCGCGCCGCGCAACCCTGCGCTGCCGTACTCGTGCAACCACGAAGCGATCCGGCTTGACCAGCACGACCGGGCCGTGTACTGCGCTCGCTGCGGCGCCACGCTCGACGCGTTCAGCTTCTTGCTCAACAACGCCGCCAGCATCCAACGCGCATGGCAGCACTATGCCGAAGCGAACCGCAAGGTGCGCGAACTGCTCGACCGCATTGAGGTGTTGCAGAAAGAGGAAAAGCGGCTGAGCGCAATGGTCAAGCGCCGCTCCGAAAAAGTCGGCTTTGTCGACGTGCGCGGCAAAAACAACCTTTAAAGGGAAATCCATGTCAAATATTATTCCCCCAGCGCAGGCAAGCGACGAGCCGATGCGCGCAGCGTTCTTCGCATGGTTTGCCGAGCATGGATCCGGGCACCAGTACAAGGAGGCGCAGGATGCTTTCTGCGCCGGGTACCAGGCTGCCACGCCGCGCGCGACAGTGGACGTGGAGCGGGTGGCGCTTGAATTTGCCGAGCAACTGGTACGCATGCACGGCTACATCGACTTTCACCTGCAATTCGACCACGCGTGTTCTGAATGCAAACCCGACGGACAGTCAGTCAAGCCTGGGTTCCAATGCAGCTATCACCGGGCGAAATCGTATATCGCCGCCACCAAAGGAGCAAAGCCATGAGCGACAAAGCACCGGGCGCAGCAGAGCTTCTGCCATGTCCATTCTGCGGCGGCGCCGCGCGCATCGAGAGCAACCGCGACTGGCACCGGCTGTACGCTGACCACGACGAGGAATGCGTGTTCGATGCCGACGACCACGCGCTGATGTTCCCGGCACAACCCGGCTACTTGCTCGACATCGCGCTACTCTGGAATCGCCGCGCTGCCCTCAAGGCCCAGCCAGCCCCCACCGAGGCGCAGGATGAGGACAGCGCGCGGCTGGATGCATTGGCATCAGAGATTGAAGGCATGGCGCCAGCGCACGATCGCGGATGCTTTGGGAAGCGCAGCGACTTTGACCACTATGCCGAGGGGCACGAATATGCCCGCAAGGCAGCGGCAGCGCGCATCAGGGAGTTTTCAGCCGCCCCACAACCACAGGAGCAGTCATGAGCATGTTTCTCAATGCCGACGAGCTAGCCGAACTGACCGGCCGAAAAGTGAAGTCCAAGCAGATCGAGGCGCTGCGCCGCATGGGCGTGCCATTCCGCGTCAATGCAGTAGGCAAGCCGGTGGTGGCCACCTCTGTCATTGAAGGAAGCAAGGTGCCGCCCCCGGCACCGGAAAAGGTATGGGAGATGCCAAGACGTGGGTAGGAAGCCAAGCAAGAACTCGAACCTGCCGCCGCACATGCGCAAGCGCACACAGCGCAGCGGCAGGATTTTTTACTACCTGGACACCGGCGAGAAGCCGCGCAAGGAAATCCCGCTTGGCGACGATTACCTGCTCGCGCTGCGCAAATACACTGAGTTGTACGAGGCCCCCACCAAAACCGACGATCCGACGTTCGGTGACGTGATGGCGCGATACCGAAAAGACGTGCTGGAGACGCTTTCGAAAAGCACGATCGCCACGCACAGATCCGACATGAAGCACCTCGACAAGTCGTTCGCCGCGGCGCCTCTGAACCAGATTCGCCCGATGCACATCAAGAATTTCCTGCAGGACCACGACGACAAGCCGACGACGGCGAACCGGTGCAAACGCCTGTTCTCGACGCTGTGGAACCATGCGCGCGGGTGGGGCTATACGGATCTCGAAAACCCGTGCACCGGGATCATGGGCCACGCCCTGGCCAAGCGCGAGGTATACATCACCGACGCGGTATTCGACGCGGTGCGCGCGCACGGCAGCCTTCAATTACAGGAGGCGCTGGACTTCGCCTACCTCACCGGCCAGCGGCCCGGCGATGCGCTCAAGACGCGCGCTGACGATATCGTCGACGGGGTGCTGGTGGTCGACCAGGGCAAGACCGGCAAGAAGCTGCGCATCGCGGTCACCGGCGAGCTGGCGGCGCTGGTAGAGCGCATCCTGGCGCGCAAGGAGCAGCACCGAACCGAGCATGCGCAACTGCTGATGAACCGCGACGGCATGCCACTGACCAAGCAGGTGCTGCGCGATCATTTCTCCATGGCAAAAGACTTGGCTGCAAAGAAGCATCCAGAGTTGACCGAAAGCATCAAGGCATTCTGGTTCTACGACCTCCGAGCGAAGGCCGCTGACGACACTTCGGACCAGCGCGGCGAGCAGGCGGCGAGCGATTTGCTGGGCCATGACAGCGTCAAGACCACCCGCCGGCACTACTTGCGCCGTGGTAAAATTGTAACGCCGACGAGGTAGCGCTTCCTCACTCTTTGCGGAGCGCACCGCAAACCGGCATTTTAAGCTGACTCAAATTTCCGAGAAAAGCCTTATAAATCAACACACTGCCCATAGCTCAGTTGGATAGAGCATCAGCCTTCTAAGCTGAGGGTCACAGGTTCGATTCCTGTTGGGCAGGCCAAAAACTCCTTTAAAATCAACGCGGTAGAGAAAAGCGCTTGCAGCTTACAGGGCTAATAATTATTTCTGTAAGCGGACTGTAAGCGGATTGCGTTGACCATCTGAATTTTTCCATTGCCTTGCGCTGTGCTTGGTTGCACCATGTTGTCAACCAGCTATCGAAGTGCCATCGCATCCCGCGCGGCAGGACGTCGGACTAAAAGGAGCGATGTAAGAATGCCTAGTAGCAACATTGAAGCTATCAAAAAGTTTTTGCTGCCTGAGAAAGAGTTATCTTTGAAGGTAGTCTTTGACAATATAAGAAATTACGCGATTATCGGCGGTATAATTTTTATTGCTCGGTGGTTTCAAAGCGGTAAAGCAACAGCGCCTCCATATATATTCAATGGTCCTCCCCACGGAGGATGGGGGCCATACGCATGGGTATTTTTAGCTATTGCTTTAATCTTATTCGTTTTGAACGCGGGCCAAACTTATTGCATTTGGCTTCGGCTCAACCTTTTTGGACTAGCGGAAGACTCGCCGGTTAGTTCCGGTACTCTCTACGAAAAACTGTTTAAGCAGCGGTGGTATATCATTATTGGAGTTTACGTTTTTGCATTATCAATGACGGCGGTAGTTCTTTTGATGTTTGTAATGATGCTAAACTTCATTGTGTATCTGGCGTGGTTTCCGGCGGCTGGCGGCTTCCATAATTAAGGGACGATAATGAATAACAAATTAATGGTATCCGTGCCCAAAGAACTCCTAGCGGAAGCAAATGCGCGGGTGGATTTTATACGGGATATGACAGAACTTTTGCGAGTGACGGCTACGGATCGCTTCAAGGCGGCGACAAGTTGTTTCGTGGTCGCGCAGGGGCACCATGAGGCCGTTGTCCTGCTGTCGGAGCATGAGTTGTACGCAACAAGCTTCGCGCTCGTCCGGGTGGCTTTTGACGCATACGTGCGTGGTGTATGGCTATCTTCGTGCGCGACAGATAAAGAAGTTGAAGACTTCATAGCCCATAAAGAACCTCCCGGTACTAAGAAACTCGTGGAAGCAATTGATGCCCATCCTGATTTTGAGGGCGGGTATCTTAATAGGTATAGGGAACAAAATTATAGTAGGCTCTGCGACTTCACGCATACTGGTGGACAGCAAACGCAGCGTTGGTCAAGTGCCGATTCAATTGAGCCTAATTATCCACTTGAAGAAGTGCTGGAAGTAATCGCAACTTCACAGTCAATTTCTTTATTGTCACTGCTCGGAATTATTAGCATGGTGGAGGATAAAGAAGTCGCGCTTACCGCTATAAGGGAATTCAGAACACTACAGGGTGAAGGTTGGCTGGATGGTGACAGATACAGAAATTCATCCGTCGGTGAAAAATAATAAAAATTCTGGGAAAAAGTGCACCTGTTCAGATAATTGAATCCCAGGAATAGAAAAGTATCTGGAAACGATCATGTTGCGAATTCGATTGTCAACAAGCGGGGCACGTCGGCGCAATGCCGTCAGGACAAAACGAAATATCAACAGGAGACGCCGTAGCGCTGGTGGGCAGGGTATGGACGTGAAAAAGCCCACCGTGTCAGGGTGGGCTGTCCAGTGGCTTGCTAAGGCTATGTCAGATCAGGCGGCGCAGTAGCGTTTAACCGTTGCAATCGAGACTTCAAAGTGTTCGGCAGTGGCGGTGATGGACGCGGCATGCTCGTTACGCCATTCCTTCACCGTGACAGGGTCGAGAGTCTTAGCCCGGCCTTTGTAGACGCCGGATGACTTGGCTAACTCGATGCCGCGCTTCTGCATTTCCTTCCGGTTCAGGTAGTCGGCTTCGCCTTGTGCGGCAATGAAGGCCAACACGGCATCGCGGGTAGCCTTATCGATTGCATTGGTAGCTGTGCCGTCGAAGGTCATGCCGTTGAGGGTGCAGACAACCTTGACGCCCATGTTCATCAGTTCGCGCATTACGATGTTCAGTTCGTCGTAGCGACGGCTGATGCGATCCAGCCAGCGGACGTACAGGATGCCGCCGTCAGACAGCTTATCCATTACGCGCTTCCACTCTGTACGGTCAGCAGGGGCGACGTGGTAGCCGCTAACGCCTTCGTCAATATGAACGTGTTTGGCGTCAACGCCTTGCTTATTGGCGTCGTCGTACTGGCTGTCACTCTTCTGGCCTTCGGTGGTGCTGATTCTGCCGTAATAAATCGTTTTCATTTTTCGTCCTGCTGGCTCAGTGGGGTAGGTGGCTCAATAATAATGGGTGGCTCATTAACAGTCAACCCTATTGAGCTATCTATCTGGCGCATTAGTCTAGGTGCGCTAGGGCATACCCTGTTGAGCCATGAGCCAGTGTCAGAACGGGCGCAATCCGGCGTCCCAGTCGGCAGCAGCTTGTGCCAGCGCTTCGGCTCGGCCTGCTTTGTCCGTCTCGATGGCAGCGAGGAATTTAGTCCGGTCGGAGGCTTCGATTGCATCAGAGGACAGGCCACGGCTTGCAGGATCGGGCATGACAGTGAAGGCGTACTTGGTCGTCTTGAAAAGGAACGGCACAAGAAAGCCGTGTTGGCTGAGTTCAATCGTAAGCATCATGTCGGGCAGCGTCGCAACAGTGCAGAAGACTAGGCCAGCGGCGATGTACCGGAGTGCATCAATCTCCTTTGGGGGCGACTTGAAAACGACGAGGAACCGTTGCCAGCCGTGGAGCGCTTGGAGTGCCGCCAATTTCCAAAGCTGGTGATTCCAGCCAGTTTCCAGCGACAGAGCTTTGCCGCGCCGGTTGCGGGTATCGTAGAACAGGGCTTTGGAGCGATCCCAGTGTGTCAGATGGTCACCGCTGCGGTGGAAGTGGCGGCGGTAAGCATCTTTCTGGGCGTCGTCACTGCTGGCGAAAGTGTAGTGCGAGTGAAGAACGCCGTCCTTCGTATCCACGAACGTGAAGCAGCGTTCGCGGTCGATGCGGAAATCTGGCTTGCCGCCAATAGCAGCGCCGTCTGCGTCTTGGTATGAGTCGGGCAGGTGCGGCAGAAACGATTGGCAGGGGACGCCGCCAAGCTGGGCGATGGTGAGGGCTGCGCCGCGTTCGGCTTCAGAGTCGTATGTGTAGGTCATGGGTGAAATTCCTTTCGTGTCATCCCGGCGTATGCATCAGCACGAACCGGGCATTTATTAGTAATAAGTTTCATGTCGTCCGTGCCGTCCGTTCCTCCTATGAGGGCGTCCGTTCTTCGTCCGTGTTTCGTCCGTTCTGCGTCCGTTCTTAGAACTCAACAGGCCGGTGCAAGATGGCTTCTGCTTCATTTTTCGTCATGGACGCCGGGAACCGCCAGCGTGATTTCGCGCCGCCAATCGTGATGAAATCCTGTTGGTAGTCGCAACTCTGGAACAGCTTGCCGATAGCGATGTTGCCGGGCTTGCTCATTCCGGCCTGTGCGAATGCGGCGCTAAGGTCTTCCGATTTCAACACCTTCGTTTTGTGTGCGCTGAGGTAGTCAGCAGTGAATGCCTGCTCTACCGTTACGGACTTCGCAATTTGTTCGCGTAGCGTCTCTGTCATCGGCGGCGATTTTGGGTCAAAGCCGGTGAGGTCGTAGGACATGAAATAGGCATGGATGGCGTCTAACGCGCCGTCTTTTTCCAGCCATTCCGACAGGGGGCGAATGACGTTCTCGACGCGCTCTTTACGCCCTTCGTCTCCGGTCAGTCCAGTGGAGTAGCCCATACGCTTCGGAATCCACCAACGGCGCTCTGTGTCGTCTAGGTCAAGCGGAACTTCCTCGTTACTTGCAAGGAAAAATCGCGTGTAGGTTGTGACCATTCCAGCGGCAAGCCCTTTTTCTTCCAGCATGACGCTTGGCTCTGACATCAACGATTTCAGCGCGGTTTGCGTGTCTTCGCGCCGTGATTTGCAGTCGTCCAACAGGACAAGGATGGTGGCGTACATGGCGTTAGCGAAGCGTCCCAGCAGTTCGGAATACTTCTTGAGTAAGCGCGTCTGTCCACACAACAGAGGCGTCAGGATGGCGGTGAACAGAAAGCCCTTGCCGGTGCCAGTTTCAGACAACAACATCGGGTGCCAGCTTGGCCGGATTTCCGGGAACTGGAACATGTGGGCGACGTATTGCAAGAACGTGTGCCGCTCGACAGGATCGGGGAACATGCACTCAAACAGCCGGTGAAACACTGGCGGCAGGGGGATGGCCGGGTGCAGGCGCTCGAAGTGCTTATAGATGTTGACGTAGCTGTGACGTGAGTACCGGGGGGAATACATGGCCGGTGCTTTCGGTTTGAAAATTGTACCGTTCACCATATCCAGCTTGTACGCAATGTAGTCCGCGCTTGGCATGGGTGACGGAACCTTGCGGCCTGTCTGTCGGCAGTACTTTCTAAGGTCGGCGCACAGCCACGACAACGGCAAAACGTCCTCGTGCTTTTCCCCGGAAATGATGCGCGGGAGAGGGCTGGCAGCGTTGTACAAAGTGAAGTAACGCCCCTGCGTCAACACGTCGTGGTAGCGGGAAAGTGTCAGTAGGTCGTATTCGCTATACTCGGTTTTGGTGACGGTATCGCCGTCTGTCTTACTGCGTTTTGTTGCTGTCATTGGTCTTGTCCAGTTGCTTGCCGATTGAGGCGATTGCGATGAGTGATGCGATAACCTGTGAGCCGGAGCGGCCTTGGTGGTCGCAGAGTCGGGCGAGTGCGTCCCATGAGGCGGTATCCATGAACACGTATGAGCGTTCAAGCGCGATACCGGCCTTTGTGGTGATGCGCTGGCGATTGGTGCGGGGGATTGTCGTTGGCATGGTTACGCCGCCTTTTTGCAACGGAAGTTGACGGCGCTACGCGTATCTGCTTCCTTGATCTTGGCGTGGAAAGCGCCTTGTTTCTGTCGCTGATGAATCGAGGTACTAACCCATCCTTCATTGGCTTTTGCCGCCGTAGTCGTGGCAGTGGCGAAGGCAATAGCCATGGTCGTTTGAACCATGAGGGTGAACTTTTCCATTGGTGTCAGCTTCGCTTTATTGGTAGCGTTTGCTGGCGTGGCGGTGCGGGTAAGAGCCGTTTTCGCGGCCTGATTTCGTTGGTACTCGGATTTCATATTGTTTTCCTTAAAGTGTGTTGAACAAAACGCCGGGCGCAGCGGTGCGGACGCTTGAAAAAGACAGGCGTAGCGGGTGCGGGGACGTGCGTTTTGTGTCGGGGATTGGTCGGGCCAGAGATAGCCCAGGTTGCGCCGGATGGCGGCTTAGGCGTACTGCATGGCGTCGGCCATTGCGGCGTCGTAGTTACTTCGTGCGGCTACTTCTGCGGCGTCTGTCGCGGCGGACTCTTCCATTCGTGCATGGACAAACCAGAAATCCATGCCGTTAAGCCGAAGGGCGTCATTCGCTGCCTGCTGTGCAATTTCGTTCGCGGTTCGGGCAGAAAGAAGCACTGCTGCTTTCTCCGTCACTAGCTCTAGCGCGGCTAATTTTCGAGCCTGTACTGCTGCTGCTTCCGCTGCGATCTGGCTTGGCGTCAACTTCGGCACGAAGGCTTGTTTTGTCGTCGCCATGGTTACGCCAACTTCGCTTCAAGACGGCGGATAGCAAGCTTTTGCTCGGCAATTTTCGCAGCAAGTTCGGCTTGTTCGGCATCGCGCTTGGTCTGGTCCAGAAGCTTCTGAACATCGGCGGCAATCGCTTTATCGTACTCACGTTGGCGGACGGCTTCGGCAAATTCAAGGGCATCATTGGCCGCTTTGACTGCTCGTTCATCAGGGGAGCCAAGTTGCAGAGTGATCGTTGCGTAGCCTGTGCTGAGGAAAATCTCTGGCGGGGCTTCAGCGCATGGCACGTAGCCGTTGCGGATACAGTGGGCGGCGGCGCTCATTGCGACGTGGATTGGCTCGGTAATGACGACGAAGCCGGGGCGTGGCGTGACGGCGGACGGTGCGGCGACAGCTTCAACGGCTTGGACTGCTGGGGCGATGATTTCGCTGGATAGGACGGCTGATTTTGACATGGGATTTCCTTTATTTTGAGTGATTAGATTGATGCTGCGGCGGTGCTTTGCAGGTAGGTGGCTACCCGTTCGCGCGTCCAAGATTTGCCAGTAGGAGTAACGAAGGCATGCTTGTTCAGGTGGGCAGCGATGGTGCGAAGCGTTGCCGTTTCCCGTAGAACGCTGATGATGGAATTCACAGCGGTGTAGTACTCGGGAAGGTTTTGTTTAGCGCCGAATGCTGGGCGTGCTTTTAATGTGGACATGGGGGTGCGACTCCTTATTGATTAAAGATTAATTGTTCGTTTGGCGGGGGTTTTAACGCGAAACAGCTTGGGAAAGAAGGCAGGGTTGCAGCACTTCTTGAGATACCAACATCTTACCACACAGACACACTTTTGTCAAGTTAGATCACCACATGTCCTTCATGTCAAGGCTTTTCTTCAGTTTTCCAAAAAATCCCGAGTGCATTAACATATAAACCACTATGATTCTCCTAAGGCAACACTTCTGCGTAAATACAGGTGTCCGCCGTGGCAGGCAGGCGTTTGGCATCCGGTTCGTGCATACGCGCGTGCATCCAAGAAGATTGACGCGAAAGATTTCTTAACCAACTGAGTCATTCCGGCCTGAACGGGGAACTGTGAGGGAATATTGGCGACTGCAAGCCAAGGCTCTGACATAGGGGAATGTTGACAGAATGCAACACTCGTGCTAAGCTTCGCCCTACGAACGAGCGCAGCGAGTGAGTTATTCAAGCGTATTACTATCAATATAAAACTTGTTTATAACTAATAGTAATAACGAATTACCTTTAGGTAATGAGTGATAGTAGTAGGGAGTAGTTTGAGAGTAGTTAATTAATAACCGAGTAGTAACAGAGTTATTAATTAATGTAGTACTACATGAGTGTATTTACAGGTGTAGTACTACTGATGGATCAATCTGCCCTACCTGATACGGCCATCATTCCACGTAGACCGGCGTACAGGCTCTACAGGCGCTTGAATGGAGTGAGGGTGGGTCCGTGTTGCCGGATGAGGTCGTTAGCGCCGTGGCGGTGCCATTGCGGCCTTCCTGATGCGAATGACGGCGAATCCATGGCTGCACTTCCACGCTTGCCACAAGCTGCTTCAGGGCGTCAAGATAGTTCGTTGGTGCGCCGAACAGGACAGGAGCTTGTGCAGCCACCTTGGCCTCTGCTTCCTGCCATGCGTCGTACACAGTGGCTTGGAGCTTGTAGCTGTACGACATTGCCATCAGCATGGCTTCGCGGCGTGGGAAGTTGTAGACGGCTTGTTCACGTTTCGTGCCGTTACCGGAGCTATAGAGAACGGTTCCTAAATATTCAGGAGCCGTCTTCACGCCAAGTACGTTTGGAACCTTAGCCATGAAGTTGTCGTGACGGACTTCCGCCGAACCCGGCTCACGCGTCGAGTTGATGTAAGCCACCATATCGAGCGACGACAT